CTTTCGGATGGCTTGTGTAACAACCAAACAGAAAGAGATACGTGTGGGAATTGACAACACTATGAGAGAGATCCAACGTAACTGTGGGTCTGATAGTTTCCTCGTAGCAATTAAGGGGAGGGGTAATTTCCGAAAGGATATCTACCCTCCCTACAAAGGAACCCGAAAGGAGATAGAGCCTAGTGTTAAAGAAGCCTTAAACTATGGGCATAAGTACATGGTTGAGAAGTATTCTGCTGTTGAGGCAGATGATATGGAAGCAGATGATCTTGTTGCCATCTGGGCTGCTGAGTGTAGATCTGCTGATCAGGAGTATACAGTAGTTGGAATTGACAAAGATCTTCTCCAGATTCCTGGAACACATTACAACTTTGTTAAGAAAGAAATCACAGAGGTTGATGAAGACACTGCTAATCTTAAGCTTATGCTTCAATGCCTTACTGGGGATAGGTCTGATAATATCCCTGGAATTAAAGGAGTTGGACCTAAGAAAGCAGAGAAGATACTACATGGAGTTCCTATGCACCGCAGGTGGAATAGGGTGCGAGCTGCTTGGAGAACAAACAGGTCCGGTAATCCGGACACTTCCAAGCGTCTATTAACAATGTTAACATCTTGGGAAGAGCTAGATGATATTAAGAAACAAATTGAAGAGTATAAGTCGAAAAAGCAAGCGTCAGTTCATAGGGATACTGAAGACTGATATAGGGTGTACTGATTGTGGTTATGATAAACACCCAGATGCTCTAGGGTTCGACCATCTACCTAAGTATGAGAAACTTCACAACGTATCTCGAATGATCTCTTGTGATAAAGATATCGGTGATATACTTAATGAGGTATTTAAAACAGAAGTGGTGTGCCATAACTGTCATGCTATTAGAACAGCAGAGAGGCGCAATGGAAAACCTATTCCAGATGAAACCACTATCAGCAAACAGGATGTTTGTTCGGAAAGGCAGGACAACCTACAAGACAGCTGATTACAAGAGGTTCCAAGAGGAGATGGCAGTTATGCTAATGGGTGAGACATGGGCTTTTAAAGATAGCCCTGTCCACTTCATTGTATATGCTGGTCTCTCTAATAAAGCCTCTGATTTAGATAACATAATCAAACCTTTACTTGATACCTATCAAAGTATATTCGAGGAGTTCAATGATAAAACGGTACAAGGAATCATCCTTCAAAGAGACAGAGTTAAACGAGGAAGAGAATACCTCTGGGTTCGAGTTGCAAAAGCAAAAGAACTTGAAGTGGGATTCGAAGCATTCAAAGACTCGACAGAAAAAGAATCGTAATCGTGATATAAAAACCGAAAGGGATTTCTGGTGAAAACTAATTGTGAAAAATGTGGAAGCTCTGATGCTAACCATGTGTATAACGATGACAACCCAAGAAGCCACTGCTTTTCATGTGGCACAACCATATTTATAAATGAAAGAGAACCAATGGAACTGATAGAACAAGACGACTTCCTTGTGAACTCGTCTATTATCGATGAGATTAGTACATACAGAAGCTATCCAATGTCTAGTCGTGGGATCTCTCAGGATGTGATTGATCATTACAATGTCAAAATGTCTGTAGATATTAATGGTAAACCTCAATCACACTTCTACCCTTACACTATCAATGGAGAACTATCTGCATACAAAGAGCGTAAGCTCCCAAAAGAGTTTCGTACTCATGGAGACTTTAAAAATGTCGAACTATTCGGACAACAACAATCAACATCTGGATTTACGTTGGTCATCTGTGAAGGTGAAGTCGATGCCCTCAGTGTCGCGCAAGCGTACAAAGAAAAGTACGGAAGAACCTATTCTGTGGTTGCTGTACCTTCTTCATCTGCTACCTCTTGTGCTCTTGCTCAAAGGGATTGGATAAACTCCTTCAAGACTGTCGTAATTATGATGGATCAGGATGAAGCTGGTAAGAAGATGTCTGACTTCCTTGGTAAAATGATTAAACCAGGTAAGGCTAAAGTCGCAAAGCTACCAGAGAATGACGCTAATGCTACATTACTCAAGCATGGTTGGAAGACTTTGCTAGAGTGTGTGTGGAATGCACAGAGTTGGAACCCCTCAGGTATCGTTACAGGTAAACCTATCTGGGATCAATTCATTCAACGACAGAACGTAGAGTGTGTACCCTACCCTGATTGTTTGAGTGGTTTAAATAGTAAATTAAAGGGGATTAGGCATGGTGAGATTACTCTATTCACTTCTGGAACTGGCAGTGGTAAGTCTACTATTATCAAAGAGATTATCCTGGATCTTCTCCACAAAACAGAAGATCGGGTGGGGCTTATCAGTCTGGAAGAAAGCGTTGGAGACACGGCAGAGAAGTTCATTGGCATGGTACTCAAGAAGTCGCTTAATGAAGACACACCTCCGGCTGAAGATGAACTTAGACAGGGCTTTGAACAAGTGTTTGGAGATGAAAGACTCGTCCTCCTCGACCACCAAGGATCAGTTGGAGATGACAGCCTCATTGATAAGATCGAATACATGGCCCTCATGGGTTGTAAATATCTGGTCCTCGACCACATCACAATCGCTGTATCAGAAGGAAGTGACGGTCTATCAGGTAACGAAGCCATCGACAAGTTCATGTCCGACCTCCTCAAAATCGTCAAGCGACACAACATCTGGCTAGGCTTGATCTCTCACCTTCGTAAAGCACAAGGTGGTAAAGCATTCGAGGATGGTAACATTGCATCCATCGATGACATCAAGGGTTCTGGTTCTATCAAACAGATCTCCTTTGACATCGTTGCATTCTCTAGGAACCTAACAGCAGCCGATGAATACGAACGTAACACTGTTCAATTCAGGGTGCTTAAGTCTAGGTTCACAGGTAAGACAGGTGATGCTGGTGCTGCAACATATGATGCACAGACTACCCGACTTCAGAATAAAGAGGTTGGTTTTGATTACATAGCTACATAGGAGAATACATGTCAGCACTCCAAGAGATAGTTGATTACCTTGTCAAGAGGGTAGATGGTGTAAGTCCTGCACGTCGAAGACCCCACCTTGCTGGGCTCTTGATGAGATTGTCTGGAAACTATAGTGAACGTATGGAAGGGTACGTTGTTAAGAGTATCTCTATACTTCAAATGCAATTCACTAAGGATACCAGCTCAAGCCCAGCTGGTACAACCACACTCACCAATGCATCTAGTAAGATAGGTCAGAGTGTAGGTAAAGAACTAGATAGAGAGCCCCTTCCCTGGGGCTCTGTAGTGTCCATAGGAGACCTGTTCGTAGAAGCCCTATACAACCTAGGGTTTATCGACTTGTCCTATGCTAAGACCCGTAACAGCTGTCATGTGGTGTCTGCATCACATAGATGGTATGAGTTAGGTGTGATACCTGAGAGAGGTGGGAGTTTCCCCTTAGCCTCTACCAGTATCATACGACCCAAAGATATATCTGGTATGATACAGAAGATCAATGGGGTACACAGGCCAGTGATCAAAGGTAGGGTAGAGGGTGATCCAATAGACCCCTATGCACCTTGGGTACAAGCCCTTAACAAACTGCAGCAGACTGCTTGGAAGATAAACAAACCAGTCTACAATGCAATGATTGAGAACAAAGAGTTGTTCCTATCTACTGATCCTATTAAGGACAATGATGCTAAAGAACTCAAGCGTAGAAGTAAGATGGTTGAGTGGGCATTCATATCAGAGAAAGCACGTAAGCTATCAGAGCTAGAGGCTTTCTATCAGTACCTGGATGTAGACTATCGTGGTAGGTTCTACTACTGTGAGAGCTTCATGAACTTCCAGGGATCTGATCTAGCTAGGGGCTTGTTTAAGTTTCAACACTCAAAGCCTATGACTGAGAGTGGGTTACAGTGGTTAGCTATACACACAGCGTCTGTCTTCAACATGTCTTACAACATCGATGAGATACCTGATTGGTGTACATCTGATTACAAAGGACACCTTGAGGGTGAAGGGTTAGACAACATCTCTGTTGACAAGATGACCCTAGAGGATCGTATCATCTGGACCAATGAGTACATGAATGAGATCATACAGGCTGGTAAGAACTCACAATTCTCTGGTCAAGCTGAGAAGAAAGTATCCTTCCTTGCTGCCTGTGTTGAGTGGTATGAATTTGACTGTGCTTACAGGGACAATCGTATCCACATGACTAGCCTACCAATCCCTATTGATGGGAGTAACAATGGTTGGCAACACCTAGGAGCAATCTCTAAGGACGAACAAACTGGTGAGTTGGTTGGTCTAATACCCTCAGAGATACAGAAAGACTTCTATGTGCAGACAGCTAAGGAGATGATTGATCTGTGTAAAGATGATAGGCTTAATGGTATATTGTCTAGTATGCCTATGAAGAGTATACGTAAAGGGATATCCAAGCGTGGCTCTATGACTAGGGCATACTCAGCAGGCTCTAAGAAGATTGCTGAGAACATGTTCTTTGATTGTAAGTCAGAGGACTACCACACAGAGTATGACATCACACAGGATGACTGTACTAAATTGTCTAAACTGCTGATCAAAGCAATTGATAAGGTATGTCCAGGCCCACTATCTACTATGAGTTACCTACAGAACCTAGCGATGTATCAATTAGGTACACATGTAAAAGTAGACTCAGAAGGGTACGAAGCTAACACTGAGTATCGTAACCTGTCTAAGATACGTGACACTCTGATGAAGAAGAACTTCAAGACTGATGAAGATCTCTATGAGCTTAACGATGTTGTGATTAAACTTAAAGAGTTCACGACAAGTCTTAAACATGGTAAAGGTGAGGATAGGATTGAGTGGAGTACACCATCAGGGTTCCATGTGATCTATGAGAAATGGATCATGCAAGATAGAAAAGCTAGAGGACGCATCAAAGGGTATGGTAATAAGACAGGTCAAGTTACACACGTAGCACTTGTACCTACACGTATGCCAGACAGGAGAGGTTTCATATGTGGCATGTCACCTAACTACATACACTCTATGGATGCTAGTCACATGGCTTTGGTTATCTCTGAGTGGGATGGTTCCTTTGCAGCTGTGCATGATAGCTTCAGTACTCATGCCTGTGATGTAGATAAACTACTCGACTTAACCAAACAAATATTCATACGCATGTACGACTACGATAATTACTTTGAGGTTATACGTAACTTCATAACAGATGCTGAGGATGATGTGGAACAACCTACATTAGGCAGCTTAGATATAAAGGAGATTGAAAACAGTGACTACTTCTTCGCGTAAATCATATAATCATTTAGCACTACGGGGTGTTCAAGTAGATGACGATGAGTTCATCTCTGATTGGAATACCAACCCACTAACAAAGACATCTCTAGACTTGGAGCTGGCTTACACAAGGGATCTTATGCCACGTGTCATGGACATTGGTATTGCAGAAGACCTAGAGGGTGGTGTGATCAATGATAAAGAAGCACGACAGCGTAAGCAAGACCAGATGAAGGAGTACCGAGAGCTCCTTGCAAAGAAAGGTATGCTTAAATAAAATTAAAAGGCCCCCAGGAAAACCGTAATGGTTCTCTTGGGGGCCTTATTTTTTTAGTGTGCGTAGTATTGCAGTGGAATACGTCTACCGCTTTCGGTTTTGTAACCATTCATAAGCAGCTCTTTTCTAAGGGCTACCTTGTTGCTATTAGTTCTTTTAATAACATCTGGCAACCTAGAATGTAGGTTCAACTCATTCCGAAGAAGACCCTTGAAGGTCTTGAGCTGATTGACAGTGGGCTCAGATGGTGGGTTGTATGGATCATACCCCACCTTCTTCATCTCCGCAGCCATTACCCTAGACATGCGAACACGATCTTCCTGAAGTTGCTCTTCTGTCCTGACCTTCCCAGCAGTACCTGTTAGTTTACTCATGCGTCCCCAGAGATTAGCCATGTACATATTACCACTGGCAGCAGGGGATACCTTAAGCATCCAATCCATATAGACCTTCTCATTATCTGTGAGCTTGTCATCAGGCTTCCTACCTTTCATCTTCTCTTCAAAACGTTTAGTAGCCTCAGTCAGGGAGTTACGTGCCTGTTCTAGGTAGCTCCAATCAAGGGTTGCATCCATCCAGTTGAGGTTAATTTCTTCTAGGAATACATCATAACCATTAGCATCTACTTTAAAAGCATCGTAGATAGTTAAAAGGAATGGGTTCCCATTGGATGCCTTACCTGCCCTGTCCCAAGACTTACCAGAGGCAGTCATTGCTACAGTGGCAGCATCAACAGCTTGGATGGGGGCAACAACAGATCCACCATAAGCAAACTCACCAGGAGTACCTTCAATGGTACCATCTGGGTTTGTCCTATTACGAGTAGCAGCAGCCGTAGTCTCAGTCTCATAGTGCGCAACAGTTGTCTTAACCATCTCACCAGTCTCAGGAGATCTACTCTTATAGGTACTTCTAGATGCTGCATCATAACCTGTAGAGGATTCACCACCAATATGAATGTCCATGCCCGTTGGACCTTTGATGATGAAAGGCTCATTCATAGCAGCGTGAAGTGCAGCAGCAGCCCTCATAATAGACCTAGCCTCTATTGATTCAGCAGTCATCACACCTTCAAGAGATCCTTTGTATTTCTCTAAGAGAACCTTAGCTAAATCCCTACGTGACATAGTGGAGTCTATGATAGAAAGACTGGGGCCATAAGAACTTTCAGAGTCCTGTATTAGTTTTTCATTTAAAACTTCCAACACTTCTTCAATATCAGCCACAAAACTTTCCACCTCCTTACCATAACCATAGGTCATGATAGTCAGCTTAGCTAGATCCCTGTCACTAAATACAGCACGAGCAACATCGTTCAGTTGTGGGAATAGATCCTCACTGATGTTCTCCCACCCACTTTCTATACTCTGATTAGCTAATCCCATAAGCTTATCGCGTATGTCACCATCATCTAAGAGTGTTGACCTGTTACCTCTTGCTCTAAGAACACCAGTTAAGAAAGCTGTTGGTATCTCACCCATCTGCATACCCTGACTTGCAGGTCCATTAGTTTTACCATCCATGTAAGCATTCACATAACTGATAAACTGCTTGTCATTTGGGTAGTTCCTTTTGAAGTCAACGTACTTAGAAAAGTCTATCAACGTATCCATTAGCAATGGACCGTCTTCCTTTTTGTCCTTAATCATTTTAATAATCATGCTATCATAATCACTATTTGGATCAAGGCTGAGTTGATTAAACTTTGGGAACTGTGGAGAGTCTAAGGGAACACCATTAGCAATCGCCTCAGACACAGCTTCATACTGCGCATCAGTCATCTCTAGTGCTTGTGCAAGCCGCTTACCATAACCATATAGCTCAGACTCCCTAGCCTTAAGCATCACTTCTCTTTGGGTAGGTAAGAAGGTATCACCAGCATCTGTAATTGTATTACCCTGCGAGTCTTTGACTTTAGACAATAGGATCATGGCATACATCTGACGCAGGTTCTTCTCTTGCCTGTTCCCAGGTCTAATGATAGATGGGTTAGGTGATCTTGTGGCAAACCGAACAGCCTTAGATGTAACTGGGTTAAAGTAGGATTGCTGAGGTGTCAACCTCCCTTGGAAACCCTGAACATTATAGGTAAGGTAGTTGATACCATTGCGTTCCTGTGCTAGTGACTGTACTTCCTGTGCTAGTTTATCAAACAAGTTGTTGATATTTTCACCTGGATTGTAGATTTCTTCACGCATCTCTGGATTGTTTGCAAGCTTACGTTCTTGCATCTTAGCAGCCGCATTGAATTTATCCATCCTAGTTTGACCAACATTGTTGATCTCAGCCTGCCAAGTAGAATAATCACCAGTTACTAATGTAGCTAAGACTGTAGAGTACAGTATCTTCATGCGTTGTTTATCAACCACATGTCCAACCTGACCTAAGTTATCGATAGCTTGGTTGATTATCCGACCCATCTTCTGACCAGGCTTACCACCAGATACTGCTCGAACTACGTTCTTACCAACATCAGTACCAGCCATTTGGTTAGGTACTTTCTGAGGGCGTACTATCTGACGGGGGAAGATCTGTTTACGATCAAGCTCACCCTCTTTAATAGCGGCTTCGCCTTCTGCAGTTAGACCATAAACTATCTGACGGGTCTTTGGATCAACGGCTCGTGTAACCAGTGTTGGGTTAGAGTCTGCCCACAACTGCTTAAACGCAGCCCCCAGTGTCTCCGCTTCCTTACGTGGTAGTTTATCTGGAGATGCCAATGCTTGAACTTGAGGGTCAGCCTCAGGAGCACCCTGACTTATCATGGCCTGCCTATTCCTACGCTGGTACTCAAGATGTATCCTGTTACCTATCTGTGCGTTACCCTCAGCGTGTGTGAGTGTTTTGTTTGGGCTTTCCACAGGGACAGATGGATCTCCCATTGCCTCCGCTAGAGGGTCAAGGGTGTTGTCCAAGTTACCACCAAAAGTATCTTCAATAATAGCAGAGGCAATCTGTGTGTACATTGGGTTAGGTATCTTCATACCACCCTCAGATTCTACAATTGCATTAGCCCTACTAATGGCAGCTACAATGTTACCTTCAGAAGATTCAGCGATAGCATCCGCAAGTGCTGGACCTGAGACAGGTGATTCACCTTTGGTTAATGCGTAGGCTGGGGTACCAAGAGCTGTAAGGTTTAACCCAAGATTACCAGAGTTTACATTCTGAACAAGAGTCTTTGCACGAGACCTAAGATTACCACCAGCCTCAGTTTGTGCTGCAACAGTTACCCTTGGGAGTTGAATAGGTGTGACCCTACTGTACCTTTGGTTGTCTGTCTGAGCACGAGTAGCCATGTCAGGTACCAAGAACCTGTTATCATTTCCCTGTTGTTCTGGGAGGATTAAATCAGGTGTTAACTCAGATGCATCCACCTGTGTGATTGCTGCAACCTGCTCCGGAGTGGTGTTAGCAATGTCCTGTAGGATACCTGTTGATTGTGGTGCAGGTGCTTCCTGTTGTGGAGATACCTGCTCAGTTGTAACAAATCGATCTTCTAAAGTCTGAGAGGGGAGCTCAGCACTCCCCCCTTTAATCACTGGTATAGCCATTACTGATTCTCCTTGTTGTCTTTATAGTTCCAACCACCACCAGTTAGAAGACTAGCTAGGCTTTTGTTTGTGTCTGTAAAGGGACCAATCCCAGGGGCTGATTTCAAACCCTGATACGCAGCACGTTCAAAGTCACCCTTAGCTACATTCAAAGCTGCATCTCCAAGACGACCAACGTAACCAACTGTGGGGCTTTCACCTGTGGCTTGATTGTATAACCAACCACCAAGACCATCAGTGCGTTGACCATAGATAGGTGCAAACATATCAATAACTCGCTCACCTGTACCAAACAAACCAGAAGCCATGACACCACGACGAACATACTCAGGTGTATCCAGATATGGATTACCCAGTGTACCTTCATCATCATCATCATCAAACTTGATCTCGTCTTTCATTGCCTGTGAGAAGAACCCTAGGGCAATCATAGTAGACATGAGCACAAAGGTGTTGTACTTCATTGCTGGAGTACCACGTTTAATGTAATCATTCCACATCCGAGGTATATGGTTTGCTGTAAAGGTAGAGATAAAACCTTGGAACTGTGTGAACAAAGCGAACCTAGGATCCTGATAGAGCAAAGGACGATTGGCTGCACTTGGAAGGGCTACTGCTTGGTTGATAAAGTTGTAGGTGGCTTCCTTCATTGTTTGATTCCAGAGATCCATAGACCTAGGATCTCTAAGACCCTCAGGACCAGTCCTTTCAATTATACTATTGAGAGGTACGAATTGTTCTACAGGTATCCCTAAGCTCCTCAGCTTTTGCTCTGCCTCTTGAGCCTCACGAGTATCAGGTGTTAACCCTGAGTCTCTTTGAAATACTATCTTAGCGTTAATAGATATGAAGTCATAGGCCATACTTGCACGAACAGCACGAGTATAGTCAGTCCATTGGGTCAAACCAATAGCCCTAAAGAAAGCTTCCATAACATTCTTACGACTGTCTGAAACCTCACTGACACCTGTGGTTGTTGCAGCACCTACTTCCCAAGCATAGAAACCAGTTTCCCTAAGCAACTTCTGACCTTCACTCCCAGTGTTCTGTCGGAGTATGCCATCTTCAGTGCTTGCCTCAACCTTCCTAAGCTGGGGTAGTAAACCAGACACTGCTTCTTGTGCAATGTTTTTAATACTACCATTCTTACCAAAGATTTGATCACGAGTAAGAGCACCCTGTGTCATAGCCATCTCAGGTAATGAGGAGAATGTTGCAAGTGGTAGTGCAGAGAGGGTCATCCAGAACATTACATTCTTCTGGAACCGCATAAGCTTCTTACCAGCTTGAGTAGTCGGCCTGTTGTAGTTACCTGACACAGCCTCTAAGATATTCTTAACCTCAGAAGCTACACGATTAACCTCTTCATTGGACACACCCTCAGCCTGCATGTTGTTCAAGAGTTTAGATACAATCTCCCCATCCTTACCAACATACTTCATCTGAGTTACATAACGAGCTGCAGTCTTACTTGCATTAGCAACGTTAGCGAAGATATCTTTTTCATAGAACTGATCAAACTTTTCATTCTGAGATAGACCAAACTTTCTACTCTTGTGCGATGGTGGGTTGAGAGATCCTACATTACTTATGATAGCATCTGCAGAGTCTAGATCGTAAACGTTTGGGTTGTCCCTGATCTCATCTGTAATCCTCAAAGCTTCTGCAGGACTGATCTTATACTCAGACACCAATAGGTTTGTAAACATCTCTGGGTTCTTAGATACAGCAGTCTTATCAATTGACTTGTACTTAAGAAGGTAAGCTTTAATATCTCCCAAATCAGCACCAGCATCTAGTTGGTTTTGACGAAGCTCCTGACCAAGACCCATAAGCTGATTGCCTAAATCAACAATCATCTGCCTGTTAGGAGTGTCTTTTGGTACGAGATTCTTATTGAAGTTACCACGCTTATCAACAGCAGCCCTAAGGGCTTTGTAAGTTAAGTCACTTATCCTTGCCCTATCAGAAGCCTTAAACACACCAGCTAAAGATCTCAGCCCCATGTTCTTATAGAAAACTTTTGGGTCATGCACTTGGTTCTTGTAGTAAGTGACAAGGTGGTGTTGTGCAGCTTCGATACCAGAACCCCCATGTAAAGGGGTTAGTGTACCACCTAAGATAGATGCCAATGCACGAGCAGACTTAGACTTATCTAGTGTAGCTTTTGGAATTGCATTTGTAACGGCAGCTTGCCAAAGGTTAGACACATTCATTACAGACGTAGATGCACGTTCCATAAATGTTTTCTGACCAGTTGTTTGCTTGTGCTCAGCCTCTCTCTCATTGATGTTGAAACCAAGATCATCAGAGGCATCTACCTCTTTCTGAACATCTGTTAAAAGTTGGGGTGTAGTTCTTACAATACCACCGTGAGCCGCCTTCTCTTCCTCTACATATCTTTCAATGTCTGCTTGAGGTATGGGTTCTCCGAAACGAGCAGCTGCATCCATCCAAGTTATCTGATCTTTAACTGTACCAGGAATAGAAAAGGCACCACCCAAGGCAGTGCCAGCAACAGCAGCATTAGCTAAACGTTCTTGAAACTCTTCGTAGTCAAATACTTTATCCGAACCTTGAACAGCAGCAAGATAGCCAATAGCTTCCTGACCAACCTCAGTTAGTCCCTCAGATACTGAGCCAACACCCACACTTCCCAAGGCTCTCATAGAAGTCTGTTTGGCTGTGAGTTGAGCCTTAGCAATCTTCTGTGCTTCATTTGCAAACTGCCCAATGGCAAAGTCTGCTTCCTGCTTAACAATCAACTTAGCTTCTGACAGGCTTATGTTACGAGCCTTGGCAAGTGCTTTTGGAATATCATCTCTAATAGTTTGTATTGGATTCTTAGCGATACCACCGATACCTTTGAGACCTAAGCGATCAAGTACAGCTTGAGCAACACCAGAACCAATAGCAATGGTAGCAGACTTACTATCGTTATCACCTTCCATGTCGTTCCAGGTTTGACCTGCATACATGAATGAGGGGATAGCTACAGCACCTGCGATAGCAGCAGTAGCTCCTATGACAGGAGCAGCTACAGTCCCAGCGATAGCAGAACCAGCAGTGATTGCCATGTAAGGTAGGGACAGAGCCATTGTACTCCCAAGGTACTCAAGGGCAGACCCAATACTATCAACATCTTTATAGTTGTTAATTGTGTATCCATACTCAGCCAGCTTACCTTGCTGCCTACGTACACCATCCTCACCCCATCTCTCGAGACCCTCAGCACCAGTAGAGGAACCCACTAGGTTAGCAACACCGTAGGCACTTTCACCCACACTGATCCACCCTTGTTCCCAAGAGTCGCTGACAGGGTTAAGAGATTTGTTGTCAAGTGAGACACCTGATCTCCGGATGCCCACATCACGATTGAAATACTTGTTCATCTCGTTTGTAGCTTGATCCCTAGACATACCTTGAGTCATGAAGTAGCTAATGTAAGAAGCTCTTTCTCTTTCATCTACAAGGGTTTGCTTAAAGCCCATAGACTTAGCACCTTCAGATCTCTCAGCCAACTCAATGTCCAGTGCAGCCTTGTCAAATGCAGAGGGTTTGTAAGTACCCTCGAACATAGCCCTTTCCCTAGCAGATGTCTCAGCTGTCCTTTGGATTCTATCAGAGTCTGTTGAGTACTCTGTTAAATCCATAGCACCTGAACTCATAAGCCTACCTGAGAAGGTTTCCCCATTCTCATTGACAAGATCAACCATCTGACGACTACCGCCAGTGTCCATCATAGGGGTACCATCTGCGTTGAACACAGGTCTAATGTTAGTAAACCCCTGTTCATTAGCTAGTCGGGAGATAATGCCAGTGGTGTCACCACCACCAGCAGTACCTTCCTTAACTTGACCACCTATAATCTTAGATACCTCAGCAGCATCATAACCACGAAGACGATAGTTGGGGCCATCTGGGTTATCTAATGTATCACCATCGATAAAGTGAGTATTAGTACCTGCTAAAGTGTTAGGCTGAAAGTTACTAATATCATCTAGTATTCCCATTACATATCTCCTTGTGTTAAATTATACTGCTAAGATACCATACCGGATATAATGTATTCCATCATCCCGCTTCGACCACTAGCTGCACCATTTTTAATGTACTCTTTCTTCAGATCGGGGTCCATTGTTTGCCAAGCTTTGTAAGAGTCTGTGCTCATTAGCCAAGATGAGACTTGAGTGTCGCTCATATTAGCCAACCCTTCCTTACCACTAGCAGCCGCAGCATTCTTAATAGTCTGTAAGAAAGTTGTAACATTGGCTACAGGAACTGGGATCGGTTTACCATCCTTAGTTTCACCAGGTAAGAAGAAGTTTTGTGCATCGGTAGTGTTAGATTCTACCCAAGCCCTTGAGAAATAATCACTCAACCTAGTTGGTTTCTTACCAGACCGAGCATCAACTAGTGCTTCTTTATAAGCTTTCTCTACAAGCTCTTCCATCTGCTCTAGTTCCATCCCATTCTCAATAGCGAACGTAACAGCTTCCCTTCCAATTGTTTCCTTTGCAATACCCAGTTCTGAAATACCAGCCTTCGCATCGGGGATCTTACTTGGATTTAAAGAATCTAGTGATGTAACAAGAGACTCTACATTACCCCTTATTGTGTTCTTGTAGGCAACATTAGCTGCTGTCTTAGGGGCAAACCTACCATCATTTGTAAGTGCCCTCACATCAACTTGCTCATTACCATCAAACCAATAACTACCATCACCTACTTTCTTTTCAGTTAGAGTAATTTCCCTACCTGTTTTTCTATCATACATGGTTTTAAAATCACCAGTAGGCACTGCAGGAAGACCCTTAGTTACAAGATCACCAAAGTCCATAGATTTCTTAAAGATTGCAAGGCTTGATTTAGTATGCTTACCTTCAAGAGCAACCTTCTGATATGCACCTTCCTTAGCATCAGTCCTAGCAATGTAGTTCTTACCAGCAAAGGCAAGAGCTTGATTACCAGACATACCAGTGGCACGACCACCAAGATACATAACAGCAGCTCTGATTAGTTCCTTACTGTCAAAGAGATCCCCGAAGACACCCTTAAGCATAGACATAGCACCGGATACTTCAGGTGTCTTCTTACCACCACCCTCAGCCGCTATTATATCAGCCTTTGCTTTAGCTTTCGCTGCTACATCGGAGGTGATTGCTTCCTGTGGTGTAAGATTAACAATGGCTTTACCATTAGCATCTAAGATAGTACCATTAGGTCCCGTCTTAATCATAGGTCCCTTGGTTGATCCAGGTCCCTTCTTCTCAGGGATCTTGGAGAACCCTAGAGAACTCAAGGCTGCTTCCCGTGCAGCATCAGCCTGTGCTTGGCTTGTCCTAATGAGGGTTGACTTGTCAGCTTCTGCAGCAGCATCAACTTCATCTATCTGGATTTGTTGTTCCTGCGCTTCTACTAAGTCAGCTGAAGAGGTTGTGAGATTTGTCTTAGCTTGCCTACCCATCTCCTCGTACTTCAAAACTTGCTCAGCTGTTGCAGCATTCCTAATACCAGCTTCAGCAGTAGCAAGATCCCTTTTTGCTTGTTCGATAGCATCTTCTGCAGTCTGTCTTTGATTAGCCACTTGAAGAATAACTTCAGGATTAGTCTTAGCAGATGGTATCCCACTTGCAAGAGCAGCAGCAGCCATTGTGTCTGCAGATATAGGCATTGCAATATCGGTTTGTTGGACAGGTGGAGAATTTAGGGGTGGAACACGACCAGTCATAGCTGCTATCTCATTAGCAAGCCTTTGTTCCTCGTCCTTTAAAGAACCATCTTCCGTACCTTGACGATCTGTTTTACTACTCTCAATAGCGACTGCTTGATCTATTCTGTTTTGCCTAAGAGCCTCAGAAAGTCTATATTGCTCTTCATCAAATGCATAATCAGCATCAGTTGGCTCAAGAGTACCAGCCTCAATAGCAGCCACACGATCTGGGTGACCAACATCAAGGTTAGCAGCGGGGTTTGGTATCCTACTTTTTATTATATCTTCAACCATATTGGGAACACCATCTCCCATAGGTACATTACCAACCATCATCCTATCAGAGTCCATAATTGAAGCTGGTATGTTGTAATCAACCAATTCATCTAGGCTTGTCATAGATGGGGTGAATGCCCCTGTGATAAGGTTAGACACCTTGATGTGTTCAGGTGACCCTGTAACTAGGTTTTCACGAAGAGCAATTAACCTCTGTTGAGCCGCAGCCCTACGAGAAGTAGCATCACCAGTCTGACCATACCCCTCAGTACCCCCAAGTTCCCTTGGATCACGGATCTCTGGTATAGTTTGACCATTGTTAAAGATATTACCTGGACCAAATGTCTCAAGACCTAAGCCTTGTCCTGGTTTTGGGACACTGTATTGTAGTTGTTTGAATTTAAATGCTTGATCAACATTGCCAGAAGAACCTTGCAGTAATGATTCATCACTATTAACATCTGGCATTGGGGGACTCATGGGTGGAACCCTATTAGGACCACCTTGATCAGCCATACTAGGCTCCTGTTGAGGGCCACTGCCTGGAAGTACCCTAGGTAGTTGATCCCCCTCTGTTTGCATTGGAGATGGAGCAGCAAAACTTTGAGGCATAGCTTGAAGTGCGAGGTTGGCTTGATCAAATTTAGTAAGAGCATCACGCTCATTACGTTTGAACCAAGCGTTGTCAACGTCTTCCTGAAGCTTACGTCGAGCCATTTGATCTATAGATAATCCACCTGTATTTAGATAAATAGAACCACCCATGTTAGCAGTTACCATATCCTTCTCTTCAGCATAATTAGTATTATAATCACGACCACGAAAGTTAAAGATACCTCCCGCTCCCATGTCAGCTCGTGCGTCTTTGAAGGCTTCACCAAAGTCTGTTGGTTCTGGGGGTGCTGCTTGTACCTGTGGTACACTAGCTTGCATAATTGCTTGTTCAACAGCGACAGGATCTGCTTGAGTGTTGGGTCTCATTTGAGGGCGTGAAGATGCCATAGTATCTATAGAACCAGCAGCCATTTGAGGAGCTAGATCTTTAGGTCTCATTTGAGGAGGTACAGAAGCCATAGGTGCTACAGATGGTGTTGTTACCCCACTAAAGAAATCACCAACCTTACCAAAACTGCCTTCACCATCAGCACCACCACCACTAAAAAATCTTGGTACAGGTTCTGCAGATGCTGTTTGAGTTGTGGGTTGTGGGGTTTCTTGTGAAGGTTCACTACCACCTGAAAAAAGATTAAGCTCAGCTTGCCGCCTATTAATAAGACCATCACTTACTTTTCCACCAGCTTGATTGTACTCTGGTATCTTTGCAGTAATGGTAGCCATGTCCCTTTTACCAAAATCAGTTAGTTGGTCTAAGTTTCCAATGTTAAAACGAAAAGATGCTAATGCATCAATCTGGTTATCGTTCCAATCATAGCCATGTTTTTTACCATACTCTACAGTAGCGTCACGGTCTTTTTGAGCCCTAACTTTAAGCCAAGATTCTTCAGACTTTTTATCACTTGTCTGATTCGGTTTAATAAGACTACCATCAGCATTGCGAGTTCGCCCATACCCTATTGTCCACACACCAGCTTGGTCTTGGTATGACTTGTCATGATTTGGGGGTTGACCATAGCCCTCCACTTCTTTCAGGAAGGGAACAAGACCGCCTGTGTTATAAGTTGGAATACCACCACCCATGTTTTTCATTGCACGATGCTGTAAACCTGCGCTATTCATTTGCTCTATCACAGGAGCAAACATAGTTGATGCTTCCTTGTTGAGGACAAATTCCCCAGGTGTTAGCATCGCAGGTACAGTATCCCTATTAGTTGGATCTGTTTTATCGATCATATCATTCTCCTGATAGTGGTGACTTCTTTCCTTTTGCACATTTGCAAGGTGTTTTGCCACAAGAGCAAGGGACCTTACCCCCATCGTTAAACACTCCAAAGAGTTTACCTAGGCCAAGACCAATGCCAACAGGTCCAAGTGCTGCCATCATACCTGCACCAAGTCCCCCAGTAGCAGCTGTGGCACCTACTCCACCACTTCCCATCATGGTTCCAAGAGTTCCAGCCAGTCCCTCTTTACTCGCTAAGGTAGCAAGTCCAGTGTTAATACCATTATCAACAGCACCCATCATTAGGCTCTCCCCAATACCTGAGAGAGGACTTTTTTGTTCAGGTTGAATCTGAGACTGCATCATTTGACGCTGACGTATTTCATCTTCACGTAGACCAGTGTTAGCTACAGATATACCACCTGATGGTCCACCTGCGTTGAGACCAATAGGGCCACCGTTGTTCTTGAACCAAGACCAGCCACCACTACTCCCACTTGGCTTGTCTTCTTGAGATCCATCGTAATTAGTAACATTTAAAGCGTCACCAATACTACCAAAGAAATCACCAACAGCTCCAAAGTTCCCTACACCATCGGAACCACCACCTGATACAATACCAGTGGGTGTTATGTAAGAATCACTATTAGACGACCCATTAGATGTACTGCCAGTATTTGAAACACCACCAGCTACTGTTGCATTGTTAACTGAAACTTCCGGTTGTACGTACTTTCCAATCAAGTCCTTACCCGTTAGGGCAGAGTACCCCCTACCAATAAGTGAGTTATCTAAGATTGTAGACGCTACGTTCCTGACACCACCACCAATATCTCCAACAACACCATACTTACCAGCCCCATCAGAACCACCACCAGTGAATAAACCACCGGAGGATTCACCTGACTCAAAAGTGTCCCAGAAGTCATCGTCGGAAACACTATCGTTACGAATTAAGTTACCCTCAGAGTCACTGTTTCCACCCCAAAACCCACCAGGAGCACCATACGTATCTTGATCACTACCCCAGGAAGATGTTGTCCCATCACTCCCAGTGCTTTTTGTGTTAGTACGTTCGGTTGCTACAATAGCATCTGCATCATTTATAGCTCTAACTTGATCCCCTATAGAGGCACCAGTTGCTGCTAACTGTGCACGTAACCTAGCCCTATCTGCAGCCATTGCCCTATAGTCAGGTGTGTTTGATCCACTAGCTGTATAAGACAATGGACCAGAGACATTACCACTTAGGTAACTCTTAATAGCTGAAGCTGCATTACCACCCTGAGGTACCCCAGTGTTAACTGCAGGTTGAACCACACCACCCTCTTGGTACTTTTGGATTATACGTCTCATTACTTACCTCCACCTGATTGGGTACTTGTGCTCCCAATAGCAGGAGATCCATACAGACCAAACAATCGTTGAATACCTTGATAGGCTGCATCGCCTTCGTTCTGACGTTGTTGTTGGATTGCTGAACCAACACCACCAAGCATACCAGCACCTGCACCAAATTGATTTTGGAGACCACTACCAGCACCTAGTACACCACCAGCCCCAGACAAAGCTGCACTACGGCGATTAGCAAGCTCAGCTGCAGCCATTTCACCACCTACTTTCATAGCGGATGAATCCATAGACTGTTGTGCCCTGGCACTGCCAAGGTTACCTGACTGGCTAAACTGACCCCTCTGTTGACCAAGGATATCACTAACTGCAGTACCAATACTATCTTTCATAGCAGTAGTTTGTTTACCTAAGGCGTCAGCCCCAAACATACCAGTACCACTGGCTGCATCACGATATGCTTGAGTAGCTCCATAGCTATCTGCTGCAATCTTATCGTACACACCGCCTGTACCACCTAATTCTTTTTGTTTCTCCATAGCAGTAATCTGTTCAGGAGTAAAACCTGCAACATTCTCATAGGCACCTGAACCATATAGATCTACTGCGCTACCTAGGCTATCTTCGACATAGGGACGAGCCCAATCCGGTAAACCTGTTGTACTTGTTGTGCTTCCACCACCACCTGACATATTAAACCTCCTTCGTGAGCGTTATAAACGGCTCATTGTATCCATATTGTTTGAGGGCACGAGCCCAACCTTTGCGCCCATAGACTACAGTTCTTTTGCATCCATTAAAACGTGCGAAATCCTCAAGTGTTTTTAGTATCTCAGGGCCATGAGTAAACCAACCAGGAGATGTGCAGGCAACTACAGCTAACTGCTTCTTACCTTCTATTTCTTCAAAGCGAGTTATACAAACTTCACCCTCTTCTCTTACCCAACACTGGCCCACAGCACCTAAACATTGTAGGAAGAGTCCGTGAGATGTCACAACTCCTCCCCCATGTACTAACGCTTGATCGATTAAGGGACTTAACTTATGCCACCTGTCTGCCAACTCAGGGCCACTTAATAATCTTATCATTAAAGATTCCTTTTTGGTTTCATTTATAGTTTTACTTCTTTTGGTTCCATCATATTACAATACCTCCCATTACTCAACTACCTCAATGATAGGAGTCAAGAGAGGTATAAGTTGTAGCATGTGTTTTCCTTTATACTGCCGAGGCTAGGCCGTGTAGGCCCCAGTTGTCCCTATATTGAGATGCAGGGATGTTGGGTGTGTTAGGCCAGCCAGAGTAGTTATTACGTTTTTCAACTATAGTTGAAGACTGCCTTCTTAGGGCGCTGGGGAATAGGTTTCTAATACCAGTGTTTCCGGTGGCGTGCATCGGATGGTGGCAGTTTTCCATGCAAAACCAATCTGAGCTACCTACAGTGGTCTGCGCTAAACCTGTCTGACCCACTGGAGGGTTGTCTGAGGCTAAAGAGCCTCTTACGAAAAATAGCACTTGGTCTGACGAGTAGGTCAAGGCACCGCTCTCATCCCAACACTCAACACCATAAGCTGAGCTACCGGGGGCTAGTAGGTTCATAGGGGCGACCCATATGAAAGTAATAGAGCTTAGGTTAGATCTGTAGGTGATAGGCCCGTCATTAGTGCCGTACCTAGAGTCTGGACCACAATAGTCACCGTTACTAGGTAGCTGGAATAACGGCATACAGTTTATGCCATTTTGTATTGTGGGCACGTTGATGAGGTAGCTAACTCCTGTAGCAATAGGGCTAGCACTACCGGGGTAGGTGTATAAGTACCTAGTTGTACTTTGCGAAGCGTAAGACGCAATAGTTTGCTTCTTGATTACACCCAAAGCAGGGTAAGAGCTGTCAAAGACAACCCCCCCGCTTGAGTTCATGAATTGTGCACCGTATGCCATATGATTTCCTTATTACTATAGAGCGAAGAAATAAATGTCGAGGAATTGGTTGCCCGTATAATAGCCCGAGGTGTTACCCCAGCTAAAGATCTTGGTTGAGTTATCCCAAAAAAATTCAGGATTCCAAGACTGACCGCTCCTGTTCATTACAAAGAAGAAGCCAGTGGTGTCGTCAAAGTTACTTACCGTGACAGACCCACTGACCGCTCTTATCTGATAGACATAAAGCACCCTACCAGACGATGCATCTGCTATGTCTTTGAAGCCATCTGATGTGTTTATTGATACGCCGTATGCCATTATGTTAGGTTTCCTATCTTAACTCTGACTGTGTTACTAGAGTCATAGACTTTAATTACATCGTCTTTAATCTCAATACGTTGACCAGTAGCCGCACTCTTAAATGTACCAAGGGTAGCTGATATAGCATCGAGGCTGGTTACGTTCATTTTGTCAGCTGTTATGGTGTCAGTAGCAATATTACCACCATCTATAGATGTTATAGTACTACCATCAAGTGCAAAGTCACCACTGTTGAATGTCACAAGACCTGAAAAAGATATACCCTCTTTAGGGGTACCACCAGTAACTGCACTAGTTGTACCTGCACCTGTAGTGTCTACAAATAAGAAGTCAGAGAAGTAAACTAAAGTAGTTGAAGTTGCAATAGCTGTTGGGGCAGTCTCCGACCAACCTGTGGTAATCCCAGATAGTGCAAGTGTTGACCATGTTAGGGTAGCTGATGGAGAACTGGGTGTTCCTGCTGCAGAAGATATATATACCCTACGAGAAACAAATCTAGGAGCTGGGGAACCAGTTGCACCAGTTGCACCATTAGTACCATTAGTACCATTAGTCCCGTCTGTCCCGTCTGTCCCATCATCTCCATCTTCAGATAGTAACACTGCAGTATCCCAAGTGTTAGCATCAGTAATTGTGTCTTGAAGGTTTGATATGTATCTGAATGTAATCCAAAGGTACTTACCACCAGTTGCTGGGACTGATCCCAACCAACCATTGTTAGCTGTGATGGTTACATTCTCAATATCCGTGTAATCATACTCAACGCTAGTCGGCCTATTAGGGGCAGTGTTTACTGAAGTTCTTTGATACAGATATATTGCAGTGTTGCCTGTTGGACCAGCTGAGCTTCCTCCAGTAGATTGACCTATAGATAATCCCATGTTAATAGATTGGGTTATCTGGTTTGTCCAAGAATCTAGAGCACCATCACCTGTAAAAGGAGGTCTCACAATAGCCATTATCGACTACCTCCTTTGTTTATTTGAATTTGATAACCTGTAAGATTCCAATCAAGACTTATCTCATTAGACTGGCTTTCAATCCTATAGTTTAAGAACCTACCATTGAATCTAACATCTGCTTTATAATCAGTAGCAGTATCAAAAGGTATTGCAGCATTAGCAGAGAAGTTAACTACCTCACCAAGCTTGTCAATACCATCGTATTTAATGTTAACCTTAGAGGGACCATCAAATAATAGTGCCATACCTGATACACTCTCAGTGTCAAACTCAGGCGTAACTGCCATGCGTTTACGCTCTAGGAAAGCACCCGATAGAAATGAGCTTCCATCTACACCAACTAGTTTTGTAGGTGCTGAAAGAAGCAAGTCACTTCTCACAGAAGCTATAGAATTTGTACTAGCTGGTAGATCCCTCTTAGTCCACACGTTGTTCCGATAGTTCCAAACATATACTGTTGAGCTAGACCAAAACCAAATCTCATCATACTTATTAAACCGAACAGTTTTAATTGTTGCGCTATTACGAAAGAAGTTCCTTACACGCCCATCAGAAATAGATGAGATAGATCCAGGGTGACCTGCAAATACATAACAATCATTACTACCATATACAATATGCTTACCATCTACTTCAATAACACCATCTGTATTGTTAACACCGTAGTTATCAGTCACTGTTGCAATCTGAAAAGGTATAACAGGGGAGCTAGTCTGTTGTATAGAGTGGATAGAAGAGTCTGTATATGCATATAAAACCCCCTGCATTTCCACTAGGTCTTTAATAGTTCCTGTAGAAGCTAGGATAAATTCGTCTGCTGTGTTAGCACCATTCTTAAAGGGATTCCAGTTCTCAGGGATAACCCCTGGACCTGCAACATCAGAGGTTCTAACAGTACCCGTGAGAGTACGTCCCCCTGTTTCCTTTAGGTTACCTGCAACTAAGAGGTTTCCGTAAGATCTTACAACACCCGCTGTAACAGATGTAACAGGTGTGGTGTTTACAGATAGTTTATAAACAGTGCCACCAGAAGATGTATCCGGTGTAAAATCAAAAGAGTTGTTTGGATAATCAACTCCATTAATCGTACCGATATTAGCTAGTGTTGCGTCAGGGGATACGACTCCTGAAGAGTTTATAGAAACTGTTTCAGTTCGTATTGGTGAAGATGTGTTACGAGGTAGTGCAGTTACCTTAATAGATATTGAGTTACCCGCACCTGGATCTACAAACACAGTATTCTTAAGTGTAATAGAACCTGCAGAACCATCATGTTCAAAAGAAGTAATCGCCTCTTCAACAGCATATGAATCCCACCCAGGCAAAGGAGTAACCCCGACAATATCATCTTGTAGGAATACGGGCCTAGAGTTACCATTGTTAAATATAATATGATAACCACCATTAAACAATGTGTGTTGCCAATCACCACCAGTAACTCCAGTATTAACACCACCTTGTGCTGAGACAACAGAGAAACTATCGCTGTATACTGTAAAGGTTGTATTCGTACTATCATCTGTGATAACTACATATCGATCCCCAAGTGTTGAAGGCCAGTATGCAACGTACACAACGTTTGTAAGTGACGTTAGTTTATCAACATCAGATGGGAATCGCTTAACAGCCCCATCCCTAAAGCGAACATTGTGAACATCTGAAAAGACATTAGGTGGTAGCGACACTGCTGGAGTATCTTGCACAAGACCTGCTGATGCTAGATCTGTAATTGGTATAATCTGTTGTGGCATCGCTACCTCCTATTTAATCTAATAACTCACGAGCACTCTCGCTGCCCAGTAGTCGGATCAAAAAAACACGCCTCTGCTTTCTCTCCATCCGCCTCTGAAGGGATTTCAATCTGGCCCTCTGTCTCCGCTTTTTCTTCCACGGTCTCATTGAAGATTCCGTAGCGTTTTCCAGAGAGCCTAAATGTAGTACAGCCCTTGGCTCCCTCTTTCCATGCCGTTTCGTAAACACGTTTGAAATCATCATAGCTAACATCATCTCCCACATTGCAGGTTTTAGAACAAGCACTGTCGATGTAGTGCTGGGCTAATGTCAGAACAGCTAAGTGTTCATGAACTGAAATGTCATCTGCCTTTCGTCCTGCAACTCCTCGTGCGAAAGCATAGTCCTTAACGTTATCATAACGTGGTCCGTCAAAAGTCTGGATGGTACGCTCGTATGAATGTGAAAAGACTGGTTCGATTCCACCACTGATGTTATCTGCCACGAGGGAGATTGTCCCAGTAGGCGCAATAGATGTGAGGTGGCTGTTCCTAATACCATACTTTCGGATCTCCTTTTGGACAAATGCTGGGAGTGTACGAATGAAGTTACCCTTTAGGTAGTCTTCACGATAGAGGGGGAATGCTCCCTTCTCTTCTGCGAGTTTTGCTGATGCGTAGTAGGTGTTGTCTCTGAGACATGCGAAGACTTTTTCCATCCATCGCAGGAACGGCTTAGAGCCATACTCGAATCCAAGCATCTCGCCTGCATTAGCAAGACCTGTAACGCCGAGTCCCATTCTCCGCTTATTCTTTGCCTCATCCTCTTGCTCCTTTAAGGGGTAGATAGTACGATCAACAACGTTATCCATAGCACGAACAACGTGGGGGATGTCTTCCTTAAATTGAGCAAAGTCGAATGTGTATTTACCATTTTTATTTTTAATTGTATATTTAGTGCAGTTGAAAGAGCCTAGGAGACAAGCACCATAAGGTGGTAAGGGCTGCTCACCGCATGGATTGGTAGCCGATATTGTCTCACAGTAGTATAGGTTATTCATTTCTTGGATACGATCAATAAACAAGACACCAGGCTCAGCCCAATCCCATGTAGACTCCATTGCCAATTCCCAGATCTCATTTGCAGAGACTGTCTCATGTACAATACCATCAAAGACTAGATCAAAGCTATCATCTTCCTTAGAGAGAGCCTCCATGAACTTATCAGTAATGCCTAGCGATATGTTGAAACCAGTAAGCTTATCAGAATTACGTTTAGCAGTAATGAAATCAACGATATCCGGATGGTCAATGCGGAGTACGCCCATTTGTGCCCCGCGTCGATGACCGGAACTACTAATTGTTTGACATACTGCATCAAAGATAGACATAAAAGAGATAGGCCCACTTGCTTGGCTCTCCAATGACTTGATTTGAGTACCCCTAGGGCGTACTTTAGAGAAATCATAACCTATACCACCTCCTCTTCGCATTGTTTCTGCTGCTTCTTTAGCACGATCCATAATAGAATCCATACTATCCTTAATATCACCTGATACAAAACAGTTGTAAGCAGTAACAAGCTTACCTGCTCCCATCGCAGACTGTACCCTACCAGCTGGGAGGAATCGTTGTAGACCAATGATGTCTTCTAGAATCCATTGGTGTTCCACACTATCACACAATGATCGTGCAATGCGCTTAACCTTACCATCAAAGGTCTCTCCCTTTTGTCTGTACTTCATTTCATCTAATTCTTGAGACAAGGGAGTAGATGGACCCTCATAAGTAATGTTGCGCATGTATATCCTCGTGATATTGTTATATGTTAATTAATCCGAAGGGGGATCCTTAGACCCCCCTATAAGGAACTTAGAGAATACTAATCTTCCGCTGGTGCTTCGAGAGATCCAGCCAGCATCCCAACAAAAGCCTCACGGCCCACGTTAAGCTGATCTAAGTTAAACTGTGCGGAACCCAGCTTACGATCTAAATCGCTTACATGATTAAGCATAGTCTTCTGTGCGTCAGTGAAGTCATCTACATTGTATTCGATGTCGTTGACAGTGATGAGGTTCTTTTCATTTTTACCCATGACAGTCTCCTTTAAGTTAAGCTGCGATTGCAGCGTTGGCAGCGGTCATATCTTCTGTAGTCCAGTAGTCTTTAGCTACCATCAGTACCAGATGCTCGACATTGCGAGACACTGTGTCTGCCCAATCTTCATCGGACATATCCTCTGGTTGACCAGCGTTAATCAAGTCAACTGAGTGACCCATTGCTGTGTAGTGTGCTGCGATTTCTTCTGTGGTTGGTGCGTCAGTCATAGTTATGCTCCTTCTAGGGCTGTGATACGTGCTTCAAGTTCTTGGATAGTTTTAACTAGAAGCGGGACAAGTTTGGATTGGTCGATGCCTTGCATTACAGCAACGCCATCATCGTCAACTTCGTTGTGTGTGCCATGTACTGCTTCTGGTACAACTGCCTGTGCTTCATGTGCAAGAAAACCATCAACACGATTACCAGTTGAAACCCAAGCAAAGTTTACTGGTTTAAGTTTCAGAAGACGTTCTGATGCCCCTACCATAGGCTGAACATCAGTTTTTAATCTGTAGTCTGATGAAGTATTAAATTGCACCGAATTGCTTAGTGTTGCTATATTCCCTGACTGGGCATTGGTGTATCTAAAACTTATAGTTGTTCCACCAAAACCAACTTGGTTTGTTGTAAGAGATGGGTAAACACTATTATTTGTTGTTAGAGATACTGCCCTAGAGTAGTCAAATATGGTAACTCCAGGAGTATTAGTCAAACCAGAAGTAAATTTACCAAAGAAAGTATCTCCACCACCTGAAACCCACATCCTAGGATTACCATCCCCATCAGACAGCACGATGTTGTTGCTTGAGGTGCGGATGTCCAAGCCGCCTTGGTTGCCGTTGTAGCTGCCAAGGATGGTGTTCTTTGAGCCTGATGTAACGTATAATCCTGAATCTCTGCCAAAGAAAGAGTTATTACTACCACTTCCTGTCCCGCTGTTAGTCCCAGAAGCATACCCTACATAAGTGTTAGACTCTCCAGTTGCCGCATTGTATCCCGCCCACTGACCTACAAATGTGTTGGCCCCCTGAGTAGCCGCATACCCAGCCTGATACCCAACCGCTGTGTTGCTGGATGCGGTGGTGTTTTGGTCTAGAGACTGCCTACCAAGTGCTACGTTATTGGACCCTGTTGTGTTATTTTCCATAGATAAATAACCAGACGCAACATTGCCTGAGCCTGTGGTGTTTGATACAAGAGCCGAACGTCCAACCGCAGTATTTGCATCAGCCGTTGTAGCATTTTGTAATGCTCTCGTACCTAAAGCCGTATTGTAATCACCCGTAGTATTTTCAAGCAATGCCACCATACCAAACGCAGAATTTTCAAAACCCTCAGTGTTATCCCGCATAGCATTATGACCAAACGCAGCGTTGTAATAGCCTGTAGTATTGAACTTTAACGCTTCTTTACCAAACGCAGAATTTTCTGAACCCGTAGTATTACTGTAAGCCGCATTATACCCAACTGCTGTGTTGTTGGAGGCGGTGGTGTTGGAGGCTAGGGCGTTGTTACCAACAGCAATGTTGTAAGAACCTGTTGTATTGCTACTTAAAGCTACCGCACCAAACGCTGCGTTTCTTTCGCCTGTCGTGTTGGCATCTAAAGTTTGATAGCCAAAAGCATCAATAACAATACCTGTCGTGTTGGCATAACCCGCTTTAAATCCAACGGCGGTGTTAACAGAGCCAGTAGTATTTGAATATAACGCCTGATACCCCACTGCGGTGCTGTCGGAGGCGGTGGTGTTGTTGTTTAACGCTTGTGTGCCTAATGCAGTATTATTAGACCCAGTAGTATTGTAGTAAAGGGCAACCGAACCCACGGACACGTTGTAATTGCCTGTCGTGTTTGTTCGCATAGCCACACGGCCTAAAGCGGTATTTTGCGTCCCAGTAGTATTAGCATACCCAGCTTGATACCCAACTGCTGTGTTGTTGTCTGCGGTGGTGTTTGCAACTAACGCATCTCTACCTATTGCTACACTATTACTACCAGTAGTGTTTCCATCTAATGCTTGATACCCCAAGGCAGTGTTACTACCGCCTGTAGTATTAGCTTGTAAAGAGAAAGAACCAAACCCTGCGTTTTCTGAGCCTGTAGTGTTAAGTTTTAACGAATGGTGTCCTACTGCTGTATTATAGCTTGCTGTGGTGTTGGAGCCTAATGCAGAACTACCCAGTGCCGTGTTAGAAACACCAGTAGTGTTTACATCAAGCGCATCATGCCCAACAGATGTATTGTCATTTGCAGTAGTGTTGAGGCTAAGAGTGTTATAACCAACGCCAACATTACGTGTGCCAGTGGTGTTTGAGGTAAGAGACTGATACCCAACTGCCGTGTTGTAGGAGGCGGTGGTATTTGCGTAGAGGGAGCTATCCCCAACCGCTGTGTTGTTTGTGCCAGTTGTATTTGAACGCAGGGCAACATAACCCAAAGCAGAGTTGCGACCAGTTGTATTTGAATAGTGTGCTTGATAGCCAACAGAGGTGCTGTAGCTGCCTGTCGTTGTAGAGTATGCCGCCTGATACCCAACTGCCGTGTTGTTAGAGGCGGTGGTGTTTGCTTTGAGTGCGCTGCTTCCTAAAGCTACGTTGTATGCGCCAGTAGTGTTGTCGGACAAAGACCAATACCCAAAGGAAGCGTTTTGAGAGCCAGTTGTATTAGCATCACCAGAAATCCTACCAACAAAAGTATTCTCAGAACCCGCAAGGTTTGCAATTCCCGCCTGAGAGCCAACAAAAGTATTGTTTGCTCCAGTAGATGCTACCCCAGCTTGCCAACCAATTGCAGTTAAATCAGCCCCAGTAGTATTTGCATACCCAGCTTTATAACCAATTGCGGTCATAGCAGTGCCAGTAGTATTACTATACCCAGCCTGATACCCCATTGCAGTGTTGAAACTTGCGGTGGTGTTGGAGAATAGTGACTCCATGCCCAAGGCTACGTTATAGCTACCTGTAGTATTTGTATACAAAGGGTTAGAACCCATAGCTACATTACTTGTGCCAGTAGTATTACTATACAGAGCATAACGACCAAACGCTTGATTATAGTTTCCGTTATTAGTGCGGAGGGCTTGGTGTCCAAAGGCATCGTTGTCTGTGCCAGTAGTGTTTGTGTATAATGCCTGATACCCAAGGGCCGACAAACGAATACCCGTAGTATTACTATACCCAGCCTGATACCCCACTGCCGTGTTGTTGGATGCGGTGGTGTTGTTCAGGAGTGCTTGACGACCAATGGCTACATTGCTTCCACCAGAAGTGTTGTTAGATAGCGGAGCATACCCCAAAGCAGTATTAGAACTGCCTGTTGTATTTAAAGATAATGCGCTTCTTCCTACTGCGGCGTTTAAAGACCCCGTAGTATTCGCACTCATAGCAGACCAGCCGACAGCCGTATTATCATCCGCAGTATTGGCAGTTAATGCGTCAGAACCAATAGCTGTGTTCTGTGCGCCAGACACATTACTATCCAACGCAGCATCACCCAACGCCACGTTGTTCGTACCAACAGGATAGTTACCGTCCAGCTTGATTGTGCCGCCATCGACATCAAGTGTCTTGGTGCTATCAGCTATGTCTCTTGATTTACTCATAGCTTAAACCTCCTGTGCGGCTAGGTGAGCAGCGTATGCCTCCTTGACAGCATCCGTGTGTACCGCAGCGCAAATGGCTTGTACCTCAGTGGACTCACCTGTGATGTCATCGTTAGGTGCAACGACATGGCGGCTGAACGCACGGCTAATCTCATCTCCGTCACGTTTGATGACCGTGGCTGTTCGCACTTGGATGTGCTTGTAGTCGCCTACGATTTCGATTTTGTCTTGTACTGTTTCTTCTGTTAGTGCCATCTGTTTATCTCCTATGATGGTTGGACTGTCCGACCCCTATGGTGTGGAGTTACCCTGCTTGATATGTGAATGAGGAAAAGACATAAGCCGTTGAGGCAAAATCAGCATCTGTTAAATCACCTGCTTGGTCTGCTAAATGCACAATAGTTGTTGCAGAATCTATATTAGCAAATAACGCTGCCGTACTTGTGACGCTGCCCACTTGACAACCAATCGGAACAGACACAGTTGACCCGAAACTAGAAGCAAAAGGCAAGCCAGTGATATTGACAACACCACTCCCAGATTTGCTAAAACCGACCCGCATCCTAATACTTACTGTGTTTCCAACTTTAGTATAAGTGGCAACTGGCCCTGAAAGTGTTTGGGCTGACCCACCGATTGTTACTCCGAGAGTCCAAGTCCCAGTTTCATAGTCACTTAGATAATTAGCCGCCCCAGTTCCGCCGAGGTAAACACCGCCTGAGAGGTAGAGGTCTTTCCATTTGGCATTCGCATTACCCAAATTAATAGCACCAGATCTAGCCGCCCCTGTGCTTGTCACGGGTTTTAGTATATCACTACCAAAACCTAAGTAGGAATCAGTGCCGGACGTAGAACCAATAAAAAGTTCGCTGCCACTTACCCCAATACTCCCCACCGTGGTGTTGTCTTTGCGGAACTCTGCAATAGTGCCATCTGAGGTTTGTCGATTTAAATACATCGTTACAACACCATTCGATGTTGCTTTTAACTGGCCTTCTGGGTCTAACTCAGCACCCTTATTTCCTAAACCTGTGGTTGTTTTTCCAACTAGCACACGTTCTGAGCTATCAATAGTAATAGCCGTGGCGTTACCATTGTCTGTGATGCTTGGGGTTAGCCCAGTAACACCTGAGATTTCAAAGGTAGTATAAGCGACAACCTCAAGGATATCCCCTGTAGTTGCCCCCACTGCCAGAACAACGTCACTACCATTGCTTGCCGTATAGTCAGCAGCAGCCAGCTTAACGCCATTGAGGAACACGTCGAGGTAGTTTGGGGTATACCCACTTGTGGCAAATGAGGTTTGACCTGAGGTTGCTGTGAAAGTATCCCTCGTTTGGGTAGCCTGAGGGACAGGCTGTGTGCCGATATATCCTGACATTATAAGGCTCCTATAATAAATGCGAGAAGCTCAGGGTAACGAACACCAAGACGGGTACGTTCTGTGGCACCCTCTGGGGCCTCTTCTATTTTCTCGAATGTATCTGTGACTGTCTGTTCAGCTACGGCTTCTACTGCCTCAGTTATAACTGTTACAACATCGTTACCGTCTTCATCTGTAGTTGTCTCAGTGACTTCAGCTACAGCCTCTACAGCGGGGATTACACGGTCAGCTTCCCACCAAGTACCTGAGATGAACATGGCGTAACGACCAGCGTCTAAACCCTGTGCTGCAAAAGCATCCTGCAAGTCCTGTGCGATGATACCAAAGTGAATACGGGCATCGTCACCCTTCTCAGCTACAGCATCTATCCAGCGGAACTTACGAAGTAGACCCTTGCAGGCTACAGCTACAGCAGTCTCAGCTTCGTTGAGTGCTTCAATGTCTTGCTTCTCGTTGCGGTCAGATGTTTGGATCGTGCCGTTGGTGGCGTATACGTCTTGCCAACGAACACTAGACCCACCCAAGTCCATAGCATTGTCGTTATTAGCGCCTGTAGTAGTGGAAGCAATAAGATTGTCTGTAATCTTGATGCCCCGTGCGCTTGGACCAAGAGACGCCACATAAATATAGTTTCCAAGATTACCAATACTCCCCACCGTGGAGCCGTCTTTGTAGAGGTCAATAATTGTGCCGTCACTACCTTTCCTGTTTGCAAAAAATGGTCTGCCAGAAGAGGTGGTTGCTCCAGAAATGCCATTAGACTGAATTTGGAAACCATCCGTATTATACGCTGCACTCGTCTTACCCACAAGCACATTGCCTGACGAGTCGATGCGCATACGTTCTGTGCCATTGGTAGCAAATTGCATACTATTTGAATCGTGTGCATAGTTTAGATAACCTCGATAGTCATCTGCACCAGATGTACCATCCCCAAAGTGAATAGTGCTAGCACCATTAGTTGCCGCATAAAACTGCATCCGTGTGTACTGTGTACTTGTATTACCTACAGTTAATAACTCAGTAGGAGAAGTAGCCCCAATGCCCACGTTTCCTGACGCTGAAATCCGCATACGTTCTGTGGTTCCACCAGTAGCAAAGCGCAGATCGCCTACTCTATGCCTTAGTATGGCATGATCTTGACGATATTGCAGTTCACCTAAAGCCGTAGAATTATCATTCTCACGAAACGCAATCTCACCTATATCATCGCTTGATCTTCCAAGTATAAGTAAACCTTCTGCGCTTGAGTTGGATTGAACTGAGAGAGGGAAACTAGGCGCTGCCGTGCCAATCCCAACATTAGAGCCACTGACAGTAATTACAGAGTTAGGGTCATTGACAAACTCAGCATCAGCCTCAGCTTCCGTGTAGCCATCAACCAAGGTGACTGATGACTTAGAACCAATATAACCAGCCATATTATGTTTGCTCCAGTACGCTTACGATTACATCACAGGATGTTGCTGTGTTAGAGGTGACAACGACAGTATCTGTGGTCTCTAAGATAATTTTACCATCTAATACAGACAGTGCGGAACCTGAGGGTACAGGCGCTCCTTTGATTAAGTACACCCCTGCTACCTGAACATCTACAGTAATCTGAGATGCAGTCCTGTTTGACAGGTTACAACCAATCATAACAGAAGTCGTAGCAGAGGGTACGGTGTAAGTTGTAGTGGCACCTGTACCTACAGATGCACTCGTGTAATTCTTGAATGTGTTTGCCATTTTTATTTATCCCAATGCTATTGCTAAAGCTAGTGCGCTTGATTCTGCTGTGGAGAGGATAGTAGCTTTTGTATCCCCACCTAGTGTCTCAGCATCAACGTTTAAGTTGTTTACAAAAGCTTGTGTTACTGTACTTGAAGAAACATCTGCTCCTGTTGCGATACCAGCCAGCTTAGTAAACTGAGCATCGGTGAAGGCGCTTGTCTCCCCTTCATAGGCTGCTTTAATCTGTGCACCAGTCTGATCAGCAGTTGCACCAGTTTCAATACCAGCCAGCTTAGTAAACTGAGCATCGGTAAAGGCGTTTGCCTCTGCTTCATAGGCTGTTTTAATTTGAGCACCAGTCTGATCTGCTGTTGCATTAGTCTCAATACCTGAAAGTTTCGTATCTAACGCTGTTGTGTAAGATACAGTAGTTGCTGCTAGAATTGAAGAGAATGCTTGAACATCCACACCAATACCCAAACCGATGTTTGTCCTAGCTGTCCCTGCATTATTAAGATCAGATAAGTTGTTGGCAACAAGTAGAGCACCTTCTAGGGAAGCGTAAGCAGCAACCCACACAGATCCTGTATATACCTTCATAACATTATCAGTTGTATTATAGTATAAAGCACCAGCGATTAGTGCGTTACCATCATTATCTAAAGTTGGATCAGATGCCTTAGCCCCTAAATACCTATCATCAAATGAATCTAATGCGGCAAGTGCAGCGTCCCTAGCTGCTTCAGATGTAGTAGCGGATGTTGCGCTAGATGTTGCGGAATTAGATGCTTCAGATGCTTTAGTTGTTGCAGTTGATGCCGAAGCGGCTGCATTAGTTTCAGCGGTCTCTGCGTTAGTTTCCGCAGTCTCCGCACCTGTCTTAGATGCCGCTGCATTGGTTTCGGAAGTGGCTGCAGTACTGGCAGAGGTAGAGGCTTCGGATGCTTTGGTTGTTGCAGTGGTGGCGGAAGTGCTTGCAGATGTTGCAGATGTTGCCGCATTACTAGCTGAAGTAGAAGCTTCAGATGCTTTAGTTGTTGCGGTGGATGCCGAGGCGGCTGCATTTGTTTCCGAAGTCCCCGCATTAGTCTCAGCGGTTTCCGCATTTGTCTCTGCAGTTTGAGCTGCTGATGCTGATGCTGCAGCGTTTGTTTCTGCAGTTTCTGCATTTGTTTCTGCAGTCTCCGCAGCTGTCTTAGATGCCGCTGCATTACTAGCAGAGGTAGATGCCTCTGAAGCTTTTGTGGTTGCAGTGGTGGCTGAGGTTGCTGCATTGGTGGCAGAAGTAGATGCCTCAGATGCCTTAGTTGTTGCAGTTGATGCCGAGGCAGCTGCATTTGTCTTTGATGTTTCCGCATTATTCTCACTAACAAGAGCAGCTGCCGCAGAGTTAGCAGCGGCTAATGCGTTTGCAGCAGATTCACTTGTAGAGCTTGTGGAGCCTTCTCCTGTATCAAAGCTCCCACCATCATCAATTGGTGCAATTATGGTATCTGAGTCTCTAAATCCCATAGTATCCTCCTAGAGTAAATCACTATATGCGAATGACATTGAGAGGTTACCACCCCTGTTCCTTCGTGTTATTTCTTCTTTATTTAATTCTAATATCTCTTGATCAAATAGTATTTGATACTTTTGTATTTCTTCGTTGTCATTCAAATAAATAGACACCTCTAAGAGTGCTCCGAACAAAACAATTCTTTCATTCTCATCCCGTAACCAATGAGCCGCCAAATCACCTACCCAATAGGCTGCATTTTCTGCAAGCCTTGTATCAAAGGATGCTTCTGTTTTATCAACAGCGGCTGAGTAAGTTGTAGCCACACCTCCGATATCTAGAGTCCCCAACCCTGACTTCCAGTTGGTATAGGTACCTGAGTAAGTTGCATCAAGTGCGGCTAACCTGCGATAGTAATGTAACTCTACTACATCTCCACGACTAAAATTACCATGTAGTTTTATTTGATTTCCAATTCGAGTATAGAAATGATAATCCCTTGAGCTACTAAGCCCATCGTTAAATGTTCGTATATCTACTTTTTCATTGTAAACAATACCTGGGTTTTTAGTAGTGGTGTCTGCATTCCTAATGTACATAATTTCAATCATGTCAGTAGGTGCAGTCATGGACAACACTTGCCCACCACCCCAAAAAGAACTGGGGGAAATGTCTGGAGTTACACCAGCCACTCCCGCCGCAGTTATCTCATCTTGAGTACCATTAACATCATAAAGCCTAGTGATTTCTAGTGGTGGCACACGTAGAGTTCTGTAAGCTTTATCTGCTGCGTAATTAAAACACCGTACTACCACTGAGTTAGACAGAACAGAAACATCCCTGTTTGCCCAGGACCTAATTAACCCTGCGTTATCACCAGTGAAGTCACCAGATCCTACAAATTCTACGTATGTTGCCATCTTAAATCTCCTTAATAAGACATGAGGTGGGAGTAGTTTTGCTTAAAAATAACCATGAATTTAGCCATCATGTCTTTATCTTTCATCGTTGCCGAATCATGCAAATCAATACCCCACTTGTTTTTTATTTCAATGGCTACGATATCAGGAACTGTAGCGAACTTTTTAAACCCTAGGTCCTTTTTATTAAAACCACTGTTTAAAAGATCACGATCCTTTTTAGCCTGCTCTAGGAAAGGTTTCTCATCCTGGTACATCTTCCACTGACTAGACCCATCCTCATTGCATTGAATAGTACCTTTAATAGTACTGTTCTCTGTGCCAGGTATTACATCCCAACGTGCCATGTCCTCTTCCTCTTATTAAGTTGCCATCTCTACGAATCGACCAGACTTACCAATATAACCCAAAGATGGGGCAGTGATAGTCACGTTGCCTGTAGAGTGGATTAAAAATGCTTTATCTACTTGGTACCCACTAGCTGAAGATGCTGATGTTGTCCAAGCGCATCGATCTGCTGGCAGATGGAGTACATCTCCGACCAAGTTATTTCCAAGTGTATTTGCTGGGATTGTCCCTTTGATTACCATCATGTTCTATACCTCCTAATAGAATAAAATAGGGAAGGAGAAATAATCTCCCTCCCCTTATTGTATTTATGCCAAGCCGTAAATCGCGCCACAGCCTTTTGGATTCTTAACTTCCAAAGACCATTCTTCGACAAACATGCCAACAGTTGAGTCACCTTTCTGACCAACTTCAACTTCCTGCATTGGACGCAATGTCGCCATTGCAAACCACTGTGGATCATATACAAGCGCACATGAGTCTGCAGCGTCAAACTGTGTTGTGGTTGCATCAGTAGTTGTGTGGGCAAGACCCATGATGTAGTTTGGAACTACCATCAAGTCACCAAAGTCTGACATGTAAACGTCTACCGACTGGCGGAGCTTACCATCTTCATCGATGTTACGACGAACGCCTGTGTCACTGACCATGAGGTCAGAGAAGTCACGGCGAAGTTTTGGAGAAACCATGATACGGGTAGCGGAACCACCATTCTCATAGATCTTCTGCATAACTGAATCAATGTCTGTGAGAGCCAAAGCGGCTGTTGCAGCACCTGCAGCAACTGTAATTACTGATGTACCTGCATTGGGTGTAGCTGGTGCAGTGAAGGCACCTTTAAACACACAAGTATCACCACTGTTTACAAACGATTGAAAACCACCAGTCTGACGAGCGCCAGAAGTAGTCTGCTTGTTGTATGTGTTTACAAGGTCAAACTCCATATCACGGCGCATTTCTGTGCCACGCTTTTTTAGCTGATATGCATACTCATCAGCAACACCAGCCTGATCGATTGCACGGCGGCTACCTGATACAGAGATTGTTTTGCTGTTGATTTGTGTGTAGTTACCCAAGCGTGTACGCATTGGACCAATTGCTGTAGAAGCTGAACCATCACCGGAAGCAGGTGTAGTACCAGCTGCCAAGAAGTCTGCGCCCTCAGCTACACGAGAGTTACCTGGAGCTGTGAGCTCGTCGGTTTGCCATTCGTGATAGATGTTGGTTGCTTTAGATTTTCCGATTGAGGACAAGAAAGGAGTCTCATCACGTGTGATCATCGAAATGAAATTCGCTAGATCCTCACGGTTTGAAACGTCTTTACCAGTGCCTGTTGCTCCACGAGCTGTGACGATATTACGCCCACCTGTAGTTGCCATTTTATTAATCCTCCTAGGATATTATTTAGTTAGAGAGTTGGAGGCGTATTGACGAAGGAAGTCCATTTGGTCATCTTTAGATGCACCTTCTTTAAATGCACGGGCCTTCACCATCTTTTCTTTATCAGCTGCTTTTTTATTAGCAGCCGCTGGCTTTTTAGTTGGAACCTTCTTAGTTGGAATATCCTTACGCTTTGCAGCGCCTTTCGTAATTCCATTCTTCAAGCGGCGATAGTCATCAATAAATTTTACAACATTGGGATCTATAACCGAATTTAAAAGTTCATCTGCAATACCATTCTCAAGAGCGAACTCTCGAATTTCAACTGCAACCTTTTCACTGAAGTCGGGGATTATATTTGGAATCACTTCTTGGAAGTGTTTCATCTGAGATGTAAACTGCTCTTCCTGAAGTTTTAATTTCTGTTCTTCAACAGTCTTCAAAAGATTCTCACGGGTATTACGTGCAGCCCAGTATTTCTGCTGTGACTGTTCACGTTGATCCTTGAGATCACTTAGTTCATAAGTGTCTCCGCTATCCCTAGCTTCTTTGATCTTGGCTTCAATATCGTGGTATTCCTTAGCCAGTTTTTGTTCGTCCATTGTTAGCATTGCATTAGTAGCATCTGACATCTTTGTGATTTCAGATAACTTAGTAACACGCTCCTCATCAATGGCCTTACGCGCCTCTCCGAGTTCACGACCCTTTTTAGAGAGTGAAGCATCTGTCTGATAGCCTTTAAGCAGATCAGCAAATGAGACTTCCATTTCTTCCCCATCAATTTTGACAGAGACTTTGGCATCTAAGTCTAGATCATCAACAGTAAACACAGTAGCTTCTTGGGTAGGGGCTTCCGCGCCATCCTCATCTTCTGTCTCTTCTGTATCTTCCTCAGACTCTTCATCGCTAACGGCGGCATCTGCTACATCTGGGTCTTCCTCAGCAGTTGCTTCCGGATCCTCGTACTCGATCTCCTCTTCTGGTAGCGGCACATCATCATCCCGAAGAAATTCGGTATTAGATAGTACGGCATCTAGGAGTTCTTGTTCGCTTGGACCAGCAGAACTGGGAACATCATCCATTGCGGGTAGAGATTCATTTTGTTCTGACATGTTATATTATCCTTCTTTTTTAGCCGCAGGCTTAGTTGCCTTTGGTACGGATGTTTCTTTCTTGTCTGCATATCGATCTAGTAGACCGTACATAGCTCCAAGTTGATTGCAATTCAGTTTAGCTTTACCTGGAGATCGCATAGAGTCGTACTCTAACAGGTTAATCATATTTTTAATATTAGCTATCAACTGTTCGTAATCGATATTATTCATTATGTGTTGCCCTCAATGTATGGTACGTTTTTTCCGTATGTTTCAAAGTTAATCAACTTTTGTTTAACATCCCCCAGCGATAGTGCTGAGTTATAAATAAACTCTCGTGTCTTAACTTCATGTGGATCTGTGCCTAACCAGGCAGTAAAGTATTGCACCAGCAATTCCCCGTAAGCTTCATTAAAGAAACTTTCCCGTTGTTGGGAGGAGAACTGCGCACGTACAAGTGCTTCCTTTGCTATCAGATCCGGATGTGTATTTCCTTTCAGCATCTTCTCTGCTGCAACTTTATACTTTTCCATTCTGTTTCCTTATTGGTTATAATTATTTAGACCTATACTTAGAGGTCTTAGCGGCTATCTTTTTAGGTTGGGCAACGTATTGCTTACCTTGTTTAGCACCCTTACGTTTAGCCGCACTAGTCGCAGAGTATTCCTTTGAGGTTAAAGATTCTCTAGCTTTCTTAGGGAGATATCTTTCACCTGTAGCCCCCTTACCCTGAGTAGAGTTCTTGCCACTCTTGGTACCCCATTTCTCTTCAGTCCACTTGTCTAAGCTTGTTTGAGATTTTTTCTTAGGCACGATAACCACCCCCAGCTTTCTTATACTCACTAGCTAATAGTTGTGCTTTACGTGCAGACCACTGACCTGCACTGCCACCCTTAGATCCAGACTTGATCCTGTTGAATAAGTTTTTACGCATTGTTGGTTTAGTGTAGTTACCTGCTTCATTAACAGTTGATTTTTTCTTTGGCATTAAGCAGGTTCTCCATAATACTTTAACTCAACACAGCTAGGGTTTATGTTTGCATAGCTGTACTTATTCTTAATCCTTAGTGATTCATTTAGAACGTCTGCCTGACACCCTTCTTCCGTGATGGATATGTGTGGGCTAGTGATAACGTCACAATGATCAGCTAGAGAACTCATACAGATTAGTATTACACCTAAATACCCAACCACTACCATTTTTCTTTATCCGCCCAGTATGCAGCAGACATCTTACCCTTTGAGATATTCTTCCCATGACGGGCCTTGAAGCTTGCACGTTTAGCTTTCATCCTATCGGACTCGCCTGATTTAGGAGCACCCGCTGTGGATGCACCCTGTTCCCCAAACCGAATAGTCTTAATTGTCTCTCCTTCTTTAGCGACAACAACGTGTGACTTGGTTGGGTGTGATGGGGTACGTTTAGGTTTATTGTAACCTGACACCCCAGCATTAGCTAATCTAGAATCTTTTTTCTTTGGCATATTATCCTCTCACAATGGGTTGTCCACTAGGGAGTTGTAGGCTTTCCAAATATCATCAACCTCTGTTTTTAAAGTATCAATAGAGTCATCTAACCCATCTGTTATTGTAGTACTTTTTTCAACTTGAGATCGTAGATCTAGTAGTGTTTTCTGTTGCTCTAAGATAGTTTGCATTTGAGTACTTATAGATGAAAGTTTTGTATTCAACCCACGAACATCATTATCCAGGACTGCTTGTTCAAGAGTTTGTATCCTAGAGCTTAGCTCACCAGCCTTAGAGTCAAACGCTCCTGATGCTTCAACTACAGTAGAGATTCCTGACTCAACAGCGTAGAATCTCTGTAGGGTATCATAAGCGTAGTATATACCACCACTTAAAGAACCCAGCAATGGGAGGGCAGCAGCTACGTACCAACCCTTAAAGGTAAACCCCCCTACTTTTAATTCAGCGTTTTCCAAATTACATATCCTTTATTGGTGAGCCATTTTGTTGCATGTAAGTATTAGCACCATATATAGCAGTTGCATCCTTCATGTCAGCAGTCAAGTAACCAGACCAGCCAGTACCATTTGCATCCCAAGTAATCACAAACTCATCAACACTCTGTGTGTAGGTGATAGCGGTATACTGACCAGCTACAAGATTATTAGCTGCTGTGTAGGTATCAATACTGGTGGTAAGCTCTGTGTTATTAGCAGCTGCCATAAAAGCACCAGCTTGTTGTGCGTACTTCTCAATATTGTTTACTGCATCGTTGTAAGCGGCGACCTCTGTGGCTTGGATTGTGTACTCGTCTGTTAGAAGCATACCCTGCAGTGCAGCTTGTTCTGGTTTAGTGTCTGCATCTGCAGCAATATCAGAGAGTGAAGTAGCCATAGCAAGAACAGAAGTGGCATCTATAAGAAAGTCTACAGCCAATGTCAACTGGTTCATAGCAGCAGTGTGCTCTTGTGTGAACAACTGTTTGGCGTCTGCTGCAGTAGCGTAGTCATGTCCTACTACCTTGTCTAAGGCGATGTTATATGCTACATACTGTGCGTCTGAGATCAATCCATCATTGAGGGAATCATCTATGATGACTCGACCAACCGTAGCGTACCCAACTGCACCGTTATAAAGCTGACCAGAAGCAAGCAGCTTATTGTTAATAATATCAATCGTCCCCTTGAGTTCCGTTATCTTCTGTGCCCCCGTCAGATCGTAATCCTGCGCGAGTAGACCGGAACCGCTCACTAAGAGAGCGAGTGTCCCCGACATTAATATTAACCTGTGCATCATCAATTTCATTTGTTAGATCCTCCCCGATCCTTAATAGATTATCCCAAAAACTTTTGTTATCCACATAACCTACAATAAAAGAATTTGGATCTTCTCTATACTTACTTATTGCTTTTTTACCCATAAGTATTTTAGATGTTAAAACATCAACAATTGGGCACGGTGTTGCGGCTAATACCATAGCTTTAAAAACCTCTGGGCTATCGCATAGAACACTAATTGCTGAGACCTGTAAGCCTAACCCACCTATTTGCTGAGGTGTTCCGAGTAGCCTTGCATCTTTTCTCCTATTGCAGTTAGGGTCTTGTGCCATAGTTCCACCGGAAATACCAATAAGGCTCAACTGAATACCTACAGAGGTTGGCATCAAGCAGCTGTCATTCCCACCAGCACCCATAACTGTAGGAGCTATCGAAGACATTACAGGAGCTGGGCTTCCAGCCCCAGTAGCATTGTAGTTGTTCGTCTCACTGGTACTTTCATTATTACTGTCCAGAGTAGAGTCTTGGTAGTTATTACTGAAGTCACCGTTAACATCATTAGCGTAAGCAATCGCTGCCCAGAAGATCACTAAGATCAGGGTCAAGGCACATAAGTTTAATGGCTGCTTTATCTTCTCCAATAATTGAAAGTGTTTGTGCATCTAAGTTCCTCTGACATTTTAAATCATTGCCAGGACAAACAGAAGGATAGTTTACAACTGTTGTTGTACAACTGGACAAAATAATGACTAGGGCAATAGTTTTAGTTCCCATTTTCACGGTTTGTTTCCATCATATCGCGTATAGACTTTATGTTTTCATCCATACGACCAAGAGTCACGGCTTGAGTTTGGATTATACTATTTAAACTCATAAGCTGTGATTCGTTCCTGCTAATATCACGAGCATTAAGCTCTATAGCACTTGCTAAACTTGATACATACCACACTAAAGCACCTGTTTGAAACAGTATACCCACTAGGAAAGAGATAGACATGTTCTTATCTTTTATATCTTTTATCATTTAGTAAACCCCGCACCGAAATATAGACCAACAATCGCTGACACTATATGTGTATCTAACGGAGTAATCACAAATCCCGTAGCAGACTGCCACTGAACTGTTCCATCACCACCAAATAACCAATTAAATAAACCACCATGTACTTCGGTGTATCCCACTATCACACTGACCTCTGGGTACCATACAGCTACCATTTTAGGTAACACGATAATGGCAAACACTGCTGATAGTGCTATGATCCTACGTGTCCACGCAAAGTGTACATCCGTCTTACCATGCTCCCTAGCTTCTTGCATACCACCGATCATCATCTTTTGCTGTTCGGCTTTGTTCTTTGTATTCTGACCCCACATTGACATAACACCACCTAGGATGGTGGAGAAAAGCATCGTGATTAGTTCTAAAGGTAATCCAAACATTCCCCACCTCCCTAGTAGTTATGCTTCCCCTGCAAGCATTGATCGTGCAAGGTTTGTTATTTGGTTAAAGTCAGGACGCTGTGGGGGTTCGATACCCTCCTTACGCGCCTTGATGTCAATCTCTGCCCACTGTTGGAAATGCTTATCAATAGATATAGCCAACTGTTTAGTGTTGTCATCTACAGTGTTCTTAGATTGTGCGTTGGTAAATGTAACATTAGCTTCTGCTAGTGAGGCATCTGCTTCCAACTTACGTTGTGCAAGAGCACCATCCTTCTGGGCTTTCTCAGATTGCTGTTGAACAGTTTCAATAGCCTTCTGCTTAAACTCATCAGTTGTGTAGTCTTCAAGAAAATCATGACTGTCAATACCCATAGACTCTATTAGCTTTGTAGCTAAGATAGCAGGGGCTGATGGGCGAATTACAACGCCTTGACCCTGACTGTTTAGAGCTGGGAGAACTTGACTACCAACCATCTCTAGTTTCTTAATCATGTTTGCATTTGAGTTCTCACCGATATCTAGAAACACTTCAACATCCATACGTGATGGTAGGGCCATGATATCTATCTCAGCGAACACACCTTGGTAACTGAACTTAGATTTAGTCTTCAAGCATTTCCGCATTGTCTTATAGACACCTGTACACAGACGCTTCATACCTGTCTCTGCAAACCTACGAGCAATGTGCTGGATACGTTTTTGAGATGCAGACTGAACCGCAGCCACCTTAGACTCACTATTACCAGACACATACAAAGAATCATTAAGACCCTGTGCAGCTTTAGACATGCCAGTTGCTTGCTCTTTAATTGTCTGTAAGTGCGAAAGCAGTGGTACAGTGCCCGAGCTAATTGCCTCTGGAGGCATTGAAGCTACAGCACCATTTGGATTACCATTAGTTGGAATGATTTGTTTTGGTCTCATATTCTGGAGAGCAGAGAAATCAACAACGTTTGGATCAGCAAGCTTTGGTGAATAGTTTGTAAGGTATGTATTCTCAACAAACCCACGAAGGATTGCTGTAGATGCTAGTGTGGATGAACGTGTAAAATCAGCAATAGACAAACCATAAAACTCATATGGAATATCGATAGGTGAAAGACAAGCAATTGGAATCATGTCTATGTCTTGTTCGTATAGGATTGTCTCACCTGCAATAATGAAGTGCTTAAGTTCAGCAACCCCATCACCATCACGGTCAACATTAATCCAACACTCTGTGATAGTCACTTCCCGATTAGCCTCTAGTGCTGTAATGTCATCAGTCATACGACCTTGTAGGTAACTCTGACCTGTTACTAGCTTACGTGCTGCAATGTCTTCTGCATAGCTACCATTACCATCCCAAGTTGTATCATCACCAAGATCATCCCATTCATCTTCACCAATGTTGTCTGCAACTTCAGGCCACATCTTACGGATCTCTGAACGAGTCAGTATTGTTTGGATACCTACAAAACTAGCATCATCAATAGACTTAGAGTCACGTGAGATTCTAAAAGATTCTGGTGGGATGTTCTCAATCTTAACACGAGAGTTGTCATTCTTACGACGAATACGCACATCAACATAAACCAACTCAGCATCTTGCTGTCCGGTCTCCATGTTTAACTCACCTAATTCATTTTCATAATTTAGGTCACCAATGATCTCAACTCCTTCTTCAGCAAGGAGGACATCTAACTGGCCTTGAGAAATCTTCTCGTATTCTTCAAACTCGTAGTCATAACCCTCTACATAGTCCCACCGAATGATACCATTCTTCCACAATAGGGCACTTTTTATCCAGGTTTGGATAAGTTCCCACCCATTATTCTGCTTAAAGATAGCATAATTAGTAATCATAGAGGCATCCCTAGCACTCTTAAAAGAGCCTGGAGAGTTGTCATATGGTACAAATCTAGCTAATCTTCCATTGTTTAAGAACAGATCAGACAAGATTGCAGTGTATGCTTCTACAGTTTCTGTAGTAGATGTGTCAACAATACTAGATACACCTTGAGGTGCTAAGTGATCCGCAGCAATACCTGCAAACTCATATGTAGAACGTTGACGTTCCCGTGTCATATCAGAGGAGTTTAACCATTCCCCTGTAGAGTTCTGAATACCAGTCTCAATCAGATTGATTAGACTATCATCAGACACCTTTTCTTTATATTTATTACCAGCCATTAGAATGAACCCCTTCCTGTAAGAATCTTTTTAGTCTTGGCTAAGTTTGCATAGTCATAGTCCTTACTACCAGCCTTAACAACAACCTTTTCTTTCTTAGGTTTAGGTTCTTTCTTTGGTTCAACTTGTGTTTCATTAAATCGCATAGCTCCCTCCGTGGGTCTAACTAACAAACTTGGGGCTATGCCCTATGAATTATATGTGGTCAGTTTTATATCATGACTAGGATGACGCCTGCCCAGTGTTCAGCTATAGTTGGTTGATACCCAAACTATACGGTAGCGAATCCCATCTGCAAAACAACGTAACGAGTGAGGTTGTGTAACCTCGTGGCGTAGCACTTTGCGTTAGTGCCAGACGAACTTTATATTATTTTTTTACAGTGGTGGATAAATCTTTCTTATGGAATAGATGTTTACTACTTGCCGTATGTTTAGCTCCGGACATCATCTTACCACTCTTATCTTTGTGGGTAGGACCTTTATGTTCTTTACCATTCTTGAAGTAGTGTTTAACTCCTGCTGCCATAATCAATTACCTCACTTATCTATTCAGTTATTTCTTTTTCTTCTTGTGCATTAGATTGAGTTGCACTTGCAACAGCACCAACCCCAGCACCAATAACATTAGCATTGGTGTACGTAGTCCCTAGGATTGAAGCACCACCAGTGACCCCAGCAGATACAGCTATGGGTGCAACTACAGCTCCAACCGTGAGACCAACAATCATAGGGTCTACAAACGATTTGGTTTGGGGTGCTACACCACCAGTGATTATAAGCGCCGCAAGCAACGCAATAACAATATTCATTTTATACTCCTCAAAAATTAGTTGGTGGTTTACCTGCCGCGACCACCAGCGCGTTATGAGGACAATGCAGGAATCTCTATTCTCTATAAGGAACTTAGAGAATCTTACGCATAGCCATAGTACACCTCAAGGCATTCATCCTCATGGTTAACCAACACCATATCGTGTGGTATCTTACCTTGTATCCAATACTCTAGTACTTTATCGTAAAACTCTTCCTCTAAATCCACTGAGTGTTGTCCTGCTCCCAGTCCGAGATCCTCTCTTTCCATGAGACATTCCTTGTGTTTAGACGATCCCAATGTGTACGTAATACCTCAGCACAGATGGCAAGAGCAATGACAGTATCATCACAACAGCCAGGAGCTGCCTCAGTCTTACCACTAGCTGTAGATATGTAGTCCTTGAGTTCCCGAATGACAATAGGTGCGGGTATCATTATATCCTCATTGTCTATTAGGTTCTTTAGGTTCCCAATGATTACAGGTTTAGATGCGGATGTTGTTCTGAAACCTAACCGTAAACCTTCCTCATTAGACACATTAGCCATCTTTGTTTGTTTGTACAGGTTGAGATAACCCATCTGTTCTAGCTTCTGCAGAGTAGCGATACCCATAGAGTTGGACTCAACAGCTAAGAAAGCATTGTTATAATATCTACCTAAGTAGAATAACAACTCACCCCACATGCTAGGATCAATACGATTGTTACGATATACAGCTACAATTTCATATTTATTATTCATAACGACAGCAGCACTGTAATCTTGACCTACCCCCAAAGAGACATCAGCCCCAATTACATAGGGCTCCTCCCACTTAGGATAACCATAGATAGACAAGTTACCTTCTCTATTATCATCAAACATCTTACTGGATGGATCCCAATCACTACGCTTCTGTTCTGGGCGAGGGACAAGGGAGTTTAGTTTCTCAATGTCAAAGACATTAGCACCAGACACAATGAATGCTTCATCCGCTGTAGCAGGGTACTCCTGTTGAAACTTTAACTTACCACCTTCTGCTATTTTCAACCTACGCCAATAGAGTTGATCATTATCTAACCCATAGTTTTCTACGAGGGTCTCCTCTTCAATCAACAACTCCATACCCTCAGGGGCTGTACGCCTATACTCAGGGGTTATGAACCAAGGTAGGAAGATTGGTAGATACTCATTCTCCCCTGCAACAGCACCCTTCCAGAGCCTGTAGAACTCCCCTTGAGCACCATTAGCTGTAGACTCTAAGATAACCTCAGTGCCTGGTGCTTGGGATATACCCTGGAACAAACCAGCCAAGATCTTCTCATCATGAGTCCAGAAGGCTACTTCTGATAGGTGAGCAATCGTTGGTGTAGTACCACGACCAGCCTCCGGAGAACCCGCTGTATAAAGACGATAAGAGCCAATAGCATCCTTATCATTGTAAGCAGGAGACTGTATCTTAATTTCTTTAGCATTAGATGTAATCTCCTTAGGTACTAAATCACCTTGCATATTCCTAATCAAGTTCTTAGACATACTAAACAGTGCATCAGATGTAGCAGAGTCATGAGCCATAACTACTGATCTGGAGTGTGGGGAGAAGTATGACTTCCAGAATACCCTACCAGCACAGTATGTACTAATACCTTGTTGTCTAGCCTTGAGAATAATAACCCTAACCATACCAGTCTTCTCTTGTTGTTCTGTGAGAGCATCTGTTATACGCTGTTGACACTCATTGAACTTAAAGGGTATGAAACCTTTGGATGTATCCTTAGTTATAATCTGTATTTGTTCTTCAGCAAAAGAAGTAAAGTTATTCTCATACCCCTTCAGCTTAATTCTCTTCTCCTTTTCCTTAAGAAGAGTCATAACCTCTTTGTTATTCATGGTGTATCCTCTATATCACATTGTCCCTATAAGGGACTTAGAGGTTTGGAGCCCCCTATGTATCATTATCTGTATGTATATTTGTGGTATATTTTAGGATTCTGTGTGTATCTGTACAGGTTTGGGTACCCCTGGGTTTGTTAGGGGGTCTTTAGGTGCATAGAGAGTCTTTGAGAGAGAGCCTGTAAGTATTGTTTTTTATTATAGTACCCTTATATAACTTGGGGTACCCCCTCAATCCCTCAGGGGCTCTCTCAGGTAGGTGTCTATCTCTTAGGTACTGTGAGGTACTCTGAGACCCCTATAGGTTCTGTGAGGCTCTCTGAGAGTGTCTACTATGGCGTAGGTTCTAGCGGGACTGTGGGATTGTGTGGGATTCTGTGAGAGACTGTGGGGGGATGGTGTATCAATAGTGTATCAATCATATATCATTCTCTAAGTTCCTTATAGGGAGAAGCTATCCAGTCCCTCCCTTAGGTTACTATATATATACCTATACTATAAGATCTCCTAGTCTCTCTCAGATCTCTCAGTCTCTTATAGATCTCCTAGTCTCTCTCAGTATCTCTCAGCATCTCTCAGGTAAGACCAAGCTATGTGTATCTCTTAGGTTCTTATAGGTCTATCGGTACTCTATCTGATTGGTTCGGATAGTATGTGATCTGTCCACAGGGGCCAGATCTAAGAAGAAGTATAGGGGTTGTCCCTGTGCTAAATATATCTTGAAAGGATATACTATGATACACTACACAAAGAGATCACCCATCACTGGGGAAAACAACACAGTGGAATTCGACATGACTCAAAAAGTATTCGATGATTGTTATGTTGCATGGTCAGAAGGTACTCTAATACAAGATGCCTTCCCAATGCTTGATGCAGATCAACGTGAGTTCATAAAACTTGGTCTTACACCTGAAGACTGCTTAATGATATTCGCTGATGATCGTGAAGTAGAAGGATTTAGTTACTAATGCCTAAACTCTCTATGCTTCTCTGTGCTGCTATCCTAACATGGGTAGCAGTCAAAGTATTCTACATCGATGCCAATGGTATGGGTGTGTTCGTAAAAGACTTCGGTGGATATCATGTAGAATTCATCGAAGTATCGCCTATCTAGAAAGGATAGTCAAATGAAACTCAACTTCAAAATAAACATCTTCAAGTCCTACTCTTTCAAGGATGATGTGGATTGTGAGTTATCGTACCACATAGAATCAAACAGAATCCCAGACATCATCTCAGGTTGGGAAGATGCTGGCTATGTGGTACGTATAGAAACACCAATGTATTATGAAGGGGGCAGCCTATGCGCAGTCACATGAATAACATAAAGGTAACACACCTTTCAGAAGATATCTCAATAGCTCAACATCAAGAGTTTGAAGGTGGTGTAAGTGAGGTGACCTCAGTTCAAGAGGTTGCCATCTTACCAACAGGCTATCATGATTGGGTTATTATGAAGTATGATGATACTCTGGATAGTCTCATAGAAACTCTTCAGAATGCTCGTACTCTAATTGAAAAGCGAAAAGACCTTGCATATGGTGTCCCTAAAGTATGGGATGCCGATGACATAATAGACACATACGATTCATCTCCTGATCTTACATTGCAGGAGTTGTCTCGTAGGTCTGGTTGGTCAGTTGGAGAACTACTATCACTTTTAACACATGAGGATGTATCAAATGACTAAGCTAACAAAAGAACAAGCTATCAAAGCAACCATAGAGAAGTATCCTCTTATGACTGAAGTGAAAGCTAAATACTATGTTGAAGAAATCTTAGGATATACCTAATGACTAAGGTATTCATCCTAGTTCTAACAATGTACCAAGGGTGTGGTGTAGATCACATCCTTGATTACAACTTAACAGGTGAGGATTGTATTAAACGTATAGATGCCTTCTATGTGCTACAAGAATCAATCGGATACCTATCATGTCAACCTTACAGGGATAGCCAATGAGTATGTCTGGAGAAATAGAGCTGGCTCAAACCAGTATCTCAATATATAAAAATGAGATCGATGACTTGCACAACAAGCATGGTCATGGTGTCAGACCCTCATGGGTTCTCGATGAACTTGAGAACCTATACGATAAATTGAGACATGCTGAGGCTAGGCTCAAAGATCTAAACAAAGGAAGTAACTAATGTTATTACTCTCAGGTCTAATGGCAGCATATCTGATCTTCTGTATCTGGTATGCTTATGACTGGATTAGGATTCTCAAAGAGGATTCTAACAGTAACTAATAGTAATCGACCCACAGGGGGATCGATTTAAAAAGAGAGATATGCTCTCACAATCCATGTAAAGGAAAACCTATGGAAAAGCCACGTAACTATCTGATCTCAGACATTGAACTTAATTGGGCTCGTCTGGTAACACCACAATCACCTTTCGGTACTTCACAGTATGAGATCCAAATTGCAACAGATGATTCTGATGTAGCTAAAGATCTCATTGCTAATCACATTGCCATGAAAGAAAAAGATGGTAAATGGGTAGCATCCCTTAAGCGTAAAGAGTTCAAAGCTAATGGTGAGAACAATGGTAAGGTTCGTGTTGTCGATAACACAAAGCAACCAATTGATGCCTCTACATTAGGTAATGGCTCTCGTGGTAACATCATCTTGTTTCAGTTCCCATATGACAAAGCTGGACGCCAAGGTATCATGAGCTCACTTACTGCTATTCAAGTGACTGAGCTTGTAGAATACAATGGTTCTAACTCCATCGACTTTGATGTTGTTGGTGATGTTGCTCCAACTTCTACTATTGCTGGTGTTAAAGAAGAAGACCTAGAGGCAATGTTCTAAACACCTCAAACACTTGTGCTAAGCATCACATAAAACTGCTCACCTCAAAAACCTAGAAAGGGTTTATTATGTTTACTATTGAAAAAAATGTAAAACTACCAGTCGCTCCTAAAAATTCTCTTAAAGGCTACAAGTATCCTTTTAGGGACATGGTGGTTGGTGATAGCTTCTTGGTTAAAGTAGAACCACAAACACCTCTGTCCTATATACGTACCCTACAGCGTGTCTCAGCTATGGCTGGATACACATGTGGTGGTCAGTACGCAAGGAACTTCTCTGTTCGCCAATCCAAGAACGAGAACGGTGTACGTGTATTCTGCCTTCGAGCACTGTAAGGAATCCGACCACGGGGGCCGGATTTAAAAAGCGTAATGAGCTCAGCATCTCAATAAACTGCTGATTTAATATAGTGAGTAGACAATTCATATACATTGAAAAGAATGTTGTGGAAAGTTCCGTGGTAGGATTAGTATTATCGTCCAGTCGTTTGAAAAACCGAAGGGTACCACACGATATGCTTTGTCTACTCTCTTTATTAAATTCCTCCTGCTAGGAGTGTGAGATACGTAAGGTATCAGCACAATGCAGCCAAGAAGATGTGCTGAGTAACACTTAAAACTGCTCACATAATTCTAATACAACACACCTCCCGTGTTGTCTGTTCCAACTGTTGAGTATGGGTTCTTTAATCCTTTCAAGCTCAAACTCCAGTTGGGACAACCAATACAGGTGACTCCGATCCGAACTCCTTGCTGAAGTTCTCGTTGAGGTCCCTGTACCCCTGACTGTTGAGATCCCGTAGTAATGCTACGTTGTGTTCTCCGGTCAGGGTTCATAATTTTAAATAGAATCCCTTACGGGATACTGTTTTTAATCGGAGTCTCAAAAACCTAAAGGTTTTCAAGATTCCTCAGAGAGATCTATTGGATCTCTATAGGATTCCTTCAGAATCCTTCGTGACCCTTAGGGGTCACTCTGATTTTTGGAGGGTCCGACAAGGCTCAATTCCAACAAGAGGCATTTTAATATATCAATTTTATTTGGAGTATGGGTAGTTGGTTACATTATGGTTGCAACTACTAGAAAAAGATCTTAACTTAAATTAGTCATGAAAGGCTAACACTATGACAACAGTAAATCCAATCGGTCGTAACAACTTGCAATTTCGTCGTGTAACAAAACGTTACGGTAAACCAGTAGGTTCATTCTCAGGTCAACAAGGTTACCTATCTGTAGCTCGTGATGTTGAGACAGGTCAGTTTGTATCTCGTTCTAAACTTTCAACATCAACTGTAGATCGTATCCGTAATGTGATCAAACTACGTAACTTCAACTAAATGTCTTATCGTGAGGAAGAGCTTCAAGCTGCAATCAGACGACATGTTGTTGAAGATTACAGTCTTGAAGATCTAGAAGAATATGTTATTGATGATCTAATAGATAAATATATACGTTCAAAAAGTAACATAGATAACATCATAGCACAAATGGAGGGGTCAAGAGAATATGGATAAATCAAATGTCTTCTGGACAGCAGAGGGAGAAGTGGTTATCGAAATTGCAGAACGAGCACTCATCCTATCTCGTGTAGAAGCAGAAACACTCTTCACAGACTTGGGACATACCTTGAGAGACATGCACGATTGTCTAGATAACTACGCAGAGGACATGGGTGAACAACCTAATGTCTGAAATAATCCAGTTCAAACCTAAACCTAAAGAAGACACATTCAGAAGAATCGATGAACTATTCCATGTGACGATGTGGATTGGTACAAACGATGAATATGAAATAGATATGCAAAGCCATGAAGACTATACAGAACATGAAATCTTCACAGCAATTGGTGCTCTCTATGCAACGTATGGTATAGAGAACGAGTTCATATCTCTGGATGATGACGAAGAGGAATAATAAATGACTAACATTATATACTCAGGGGTCTACAGTTATTACGCAGAAATGACTCTAGAATTACCAGAAGGTAAATCAATAGATGATGTTGTAGACTCATGGGATAAATGGGGAACTGCGTATGTTGAATTAAACTCTGGGGAAATAATAGAAGCAGAAATAGTAGACCGTGACATCTATGACGTTGATTGGAAACGTATGAGCGACACAGACTACAGAGAAGCAGACTAACCTAAAGAAAGTGGAACCTATGACAAAACCCGCAGTACACATATCTATCATGACAGGTAAACTTCAAGGTCTCAAAGCAATCAGCACTAACACTAAGACTAATAAGTATTGCATAGATCAGCACAAGAAAGCCATAGATAATAAGACAGATGTTATATGCGGGGACTGCTACAGCCACAAGATGCTGGATGGGTTCCGCAAAAACATGATGCCTGCACTACAACGTAACAGTGATTTACTATCATCACGACCACTAGAACCATACGAAATACCAAGGATTATAGATAGCATCTTCAGATTTAATGCGCATGGTGAATTAATAAACATGCAACACCTCGATAATCTGATGCGTATTGTTATTGATAATCCTTGGTGTCGATTTGCTCTATGGACTAAACGCACAGACTTTGTATTTCGTTGGATGAAAAGGTATGGTAAACCTAAGAACCTAAACCTTATCTACAGCAACCCAAAGAAAAGCATGATCATGTCAAAGCCTCCTAGGTACTTTGATAAAACATTCAACAACGTATTAACTCATGAGTTTGTAGAGCGGCAGAACTGCACTGGTCAAAAGTGTCAAGACTGTCGGTTATGCTATGAGGTCAATGATGTGGATACAATTATAGAAAAGGTTAAGAAATACTAATGGCAAAAGATTCAAAAGACAATAAACCAGAATGGCAAGTAAAACATGAGGCAATGCTAGTAGATAATAGAGAAGCTCTAGCTCTCCTCTCAGAAACACAAAACAAAGCTATCAAAACCACAATGGACACACTGGAAAGTGTAGTTGACATGATTACAGAAACCAACGACATGTATCTCTCAGATATTAGAAAACTTGAAAATGCACGTTGGCAACTGTACAGTGCTTTCCGTACTAATTAAAAGGTAATCCAATGACATCCTACTGGCCTACTGAAAAGGAGCTTCCTAACATGACAATCTATATGAATCAATATCAGACTAAAGCTAGAGAAACTGCAATCTTCCCAGAGTCAGAAGCAATTCCCTACTTAGCATTGGGTCTATGCGGAGAAGCTGGGGAAGTTGCAAATAAAATCAAGAAGTGTATACGTGATGGTGCATCTTATGATGGTATTGCAGCAGAGCTAGGGGATGTTCTATGGTATGTAGCAGTACTCGCACACTACCTCGGAGAAGACCTTAACACCCTGGCGGCAGGTAACCTACTCAAACTACACAACCGTGCCTCTAAGGGTACTCTCCGTGGCTCTGGTGATGATCGATAACGTGGGACTGCTTGCATTCGCTGGCTGCATATTAATAATACTAATAGCAATCAATAAAAGATAGGGATAGTGATGAAAAGGGAATATCGCACAGCATTCAACAAGCTTCGTAAGATAGGGGTACCTGTATATGATCATGGTGGGGATGACTTTATAATCTCCGCAGAAGAAAACTATGACACTATATGGGCTGACTACTATCGTGAAAACGATGTAGCACTAGATGACTTTGGTGTAAACCATAAGATCAATGATATTCTAAGTGATCATGGTCTCTTTGCAGAGTGGGAAAACGGTGGTGTCCTTGGCGTAAGTAAAATGTAATGCCATTCACAATCGAAGAAAAACCCTGGACGACTGAGATAGTTATTATGGATGATTCAGGAGATGATCTTGACCTTGGGGTAATCATAGAAAACGCTGGAGAATACGAAGGCTATGTATCTATGAGACAATTCAATCAAGACATTGAGGGATATGATGTAGTAACTATGTCACCCAGGATGTTTAAGGATCTTATAAAATCCTTTGACTCTACAGAGGGATTCCACGGACTCCTATGGAAATAAAAAAAGAACCCAGAGACTCTCACAGAGAATCTTTGGGTTCTTATAATTTTTAGATAACCGACAAAGCGCACTTACTTGTTTTTTTCGGTAACCGACAAAGCGCACAGGCATTTTCTTTCAGGTTCTCGCAGAACCTCACACTATCCGCAGTGCTCGTATCTTATTGTCGAGTTCTTCATCAGACAAACTCTCAGCACCTATCTCCTCAATTTGGAGTTCCCTGCGCTGTAGTTTGGGTTGCTCATACTCTGCAACTTTTGCTGCGAGATCACTAGCTGTATCAAAATCTTCTTTGTCCAAAGCTTTGAACATGAGGATCTTCAAGACATCAAGAGAGTTCATATCAATATGGTCTAGTACATCTTCCTTGTACTGACGCCAATCTTTCATACTCATCTTCAAAGCTTCTCTAGCATCTCTAGCTGCCTTACGGGAAGCTGCCGATTTCAATTGCATCTCACGAGCATTGTCTTTAGTGAATGAAGGTGCTAAATTCTTAAGGCTGTTTGGATGAACCTCTCTAGTCATAGTAATTACCTCTTATAATACTTTATGAATCCGACCACGGGGGTCGGATTTTAAAAGAGAAATAACTCTCTTCTCTATAAGGAACTTAAAGAAAGGGCATAAAATGTCAGATATTGTTAACAAACCTTCACACTACACACGTTATAAAATAGAACCTATTACATTCATCATGGAAAATGACTTACCATTCCATATCGGTAACATTATTAAATATGCTATGAGAGCTGGTCATAAGATGTATGAGGGTGAAGATGGTATTGGGTCAGAGATAACAGACCTACGTAAAGTCATCAGGTACGCAGAGATGCGTATAGAGCAGCTTGATAAAAGTATGCGGGATTACATCTGATGGGTGGCTTTAAGAAAATAGAAACAGACATTGAAGAAATCATACGGAATGTTTACATGTTCAGTGATTTCTCTACTGAGAAAACATTCACAGAGATGGTGTATAAACGTTGTTACTTAGATGGTATACCTAGTAAGTACATGTATTATACTGATAGGAAGATAAAGGAAACTCTAAATGTTTTATAAGATTAAAGAAATAAGGAATGACCTATGATCTTTGCACTAATATGGTTTACTGTGATGCCTGAAGTTGGTGTCAAATACCACCACTTAGGTAACTTTGCTAACGAAACAGTATGTAAAGCTGAACTAAGAATAGCAGCTGTCATGGTGAATAATCCTACAGAAACAATAGAATGTATTGGAATTAAATTAGATGATTGAAGCAACATACGTAGACCACATGGGTAGTGACCTATCAGTAGCTAATGCAGCACGTGTTAGCTTTGGTAAGAAATCTGAGATGGAGGAGAATACTTGGGGGCCACCAACATTAAAAGCTAAAGACACTAACCTTATCAACTACTTAGCTAAACACAAACACATGTCACCCTTCGGTCATGCCTTTGCATCCTTCCACGTCAAGGCTCCAATCTTTGTAGCAAGGCAGCTTGTGAAGCATAAGTTCCTACGTTGGAATGAGATCAGTCGTAGGTATGTGGACAGTAAGCCTGAGTTTTATACACCTGATGTATGGCGTGGTAAATCGGCAGACAAGAAGCAAGGGTCTGAGGGTGTTGTTGATGTAGGTAACTGGGGGGATGCAAACTGGGCATGTCTTGTTGCCTACAATGATTTACTAGGGCATGGGGTAGCCCCTGAACAATCCCGTATGGTACTCCCACAGTCCATTATGACTGAATGGTACTGGTCGGGCAGTCTTGATGCCTTTGCTGACATGTGTAGGCTAAGGATTACACCAGATACCCAATATGAAAGCAAGAAGGTAGCCCTTGGTATAGATAAGGAAATGTTAAAGCTATTCCCTGTATCATGGAAGGCACTTGAAGGATGTAGTGATGAGTAAAATGCATGACCTAGAAGAAAAGATTATGGACTGTTGGTCTGTATGCAATGACCTTGAGTCAGTGTTCAGACAAATCGGTGATGGTGATCGTTATCCTACACCCGATGAGCTTATGAATACCATCATGGGTATGCAACAGTTATACCAATGGAAGTTCGAGCAACTGTTCAACAAGTATGAGGATATACTAGAGGCACAACGTGAGGACTCTAAGTTACCTAGTGATATGCCAGTGTTAGTTAATGGGTAATACTGACCATTACTAATACCCCAGTAGTAGGAGATAATGAATGACCAAGCGTATCCCCATGAGGGGCGGTGATGAGTATGATGGCCTCACTAAAGCACGTAAGTTTTACCTGTGGAAAGCTGGTCAGTTAAAGAAGATCAAACGTGCTTACAATAAAAGGTTCCGTAAACATAACAAGGAGGTTGACAATGACGGATGATGAGTGGCCCTTAGAGGCAGACTTCAGCGACACTGCCCTAATAACAACTGCAAGCTCACCTTGTATCAGTAAATGTAGAGTGGGGGAAGATCATTGCATGACTTGTGGTAGGTCTCTCAAAGACATTCAAGATTGGCGTAACTACTCTGAAGATAAGCGTAAGAATATTATGAAATCCTTGGAGGATAACCAACATGTATGAGGTGTATAGCATATCCAACTGCCCATTCTGTGATAAGGCTAAAGAATTACTACGAGAAACCGGAGAAGGTTTCACTGAATATGCTATCGATATACAACGATCTCTAGGTAAATCAATCATGGAGAGATCTATGATGAACACTGTACCAATTATATACCGCAATGATGTATTCATTGGTGGGTATAATGATCTTAAGATGTACTTAAACAAGTAAAGAAAGGACGCAACATGCGTTTATGTTATGATATAGAATGTAATGGTCTTACTCCGGATACTATCTGGATGATTGTTGCACAGAACTTAGACACCAATCAGATCTATAAGTTCTCTGATCACGATAACCTGCATGGTTCTATCGCTGATGGTGCTGCACTACTACAGAACGCAGAGCTACTGGTAGGCCATAACATTATAGGTTTTGATAATGTGGTCATGGATAAGCTATGTGGTACTACACTCAATGAGAAACGCTTACATGACACGTGGGTTATGTCTCAGGTGCTACGCTACAAGCGTCCACATAAGCATGGCCTTGCAGGTTGGGGGGAACACCTTGGCAACAGCAAGATTACATACGAAGACGGTTGGGATGCTTACTCACGTGAAATGCTACGCTATTGTGTGCAAGATGTTCGTGTGAATGTCGATGTGTACAATGAGTTACTCTCAGAGTACAAGAAAGTTGCTGCGTATAACCCTAAGATTAAATTGGGTATGCAAGCAGAGCATGAGACAGCTAAGTTCAATGCGTTCTGCAAGAGCAAGGGCTGGTACTTTGATATGGAAGAAGCTAAGACCCTAGTGGGTACAATGCAACAACGTATGGCTGAGATCTCTGACATCATTGAGCCTCAGATGGGTACTAAGGTTGTCTACATTGACAAAGAACCTAAGTCACCTAAGTACAATAAGAATGGGAAGTACAATGCGACGACTGCCAAGCTGCTTACTGAATATTTTGGAACGGAAGTCTCGGTCACAGACACCCACCTTGCCGGACCAGATTTCAAATTCCAACGAACAACTAAGGAACAAGCTAAACTGGGATCACAAGAAGCGGTTAAGGATTGGCTTGCCACTATCGGATGGAAACCAGATGAATACAACCGAAAGAAAATCGGAAGAGAATGGGTAACGACTGGACCTAAACTCACAACATCCTCATTAGCTAAGCTTGGGGAAATTGGTATGATGGTAGACGAGTACTATGTATTGCGTCACAAGGCTTCTCTTATGGAGGGCTGGGTAGAAAAGGTAGAGGGCTCAGATGATAAACGACTTCATGGTAACATGTGGACTATTGGTACTCCTACCTTCAGAGTACGTCACGAAGTTATCGCAAACCTCCCAGGTATTGAAACACCTTGGGGTAAAGAGATACGTGGGATGCTTAAACCTGATCCAGGGTACGTTATTGTTGGTGCCGATAGTGCTGGTAATCAGCTACGTGGTCTTTGTCATTACGTGGGGAACGATGATTTCACTAATGAAGTCAGGTATGGGGATCAACACCAAAGAAATGCTGATGCTCTTGGATGCTCAAGGGGTGTCGCCAAAGGGTATCTATATGCTTATCTCTTTGGTGCTGGTGATGCTAAGCTGGGACAAGTTCTATCAGGCAAATCAAACAGTGAAGTAGGACGTAAGTCTCGTGCTGATTTCTCTAAGGGTATCAAAGGTTTGGAAGAACTTAAGAAGAAACTTCTAAACATCTGGAACAAAACATCTAACCAACAAGGTGATGGATGGTTCCCTGCTCTTGATGGACGCCCTGTGTTCTGTGCGTCTGGTCATCAAACTCTTAACTACTTACTCCAAGCTGCTGAAGGTGTGACCTGTAAGGCTTCACTGATGTGGGCATGGGAGAAGATACGTGAAGAGAAGCTACGTGCTGAACCTCGTTTGTTCTACCATGATGAGATGGCATTCCAATCACACCCCGACGATGCTAAACGTGTTGGGGAAATTCTAACAGAGTCCTTTGCTGCTGGCCCAGAGATGTTCGGTGTAACATGTATGGATGGTGGTGATTATGTAATAGGAGAAAGCTACGCAGATGTTCACTGATAATGCAGTAATACTGGTAGACTCAGACTCAATCTACTTTCGGATGGCTTGTGTAACAACCAAACAGAAAGAGATACGTGTGGGAATTGACAACACTATGAGAGAGATCCAACGTAACTGTGGGTCTGATAGTTTTCTCGTAGCAATTAAAGGTAGGGGTAATTTCCGAAAGGAGATCTACCCTGCCTACAAAGGAACCCGAAAGGAGATAGAGCCTGACGTTAAAGAAGCGTTGAACTATGGACATAAGTACATGGTTGAGAAGTATTCTGCTATTGAAGCAGATGATATGGAAGCAGATGACCTTGTTGCCATATGGGCTGCTGAGTGTAGGTCTGTTGATCAGGAGTATACAGTAGTTGGGATTGACAAAGATCTTCTCCAGATTCCTGGAACACATTACAACTTTGTTAAGAAAGAAATTACAGAGGTTGATGAAGACACTGCTAATCTTAAGCTTATGCTTCAATGCCTTACTGGTGATAGGTCTGATAATATCCCTGGAATTAAGGGAATTGGACCTAAGAAAGCAGAGAAGATACTACACGGAGTTCCTATGCACCGCAGGTGGAATAGGGTGCGAGCTGCTTGGAGAACAAATGGATCCGGTAATCCGGACACTTCCAAGCGTCTATTAACAATGCTAACATCTTGGGAAGAACTAGATGACATTAAGAAACAAATTGAAGAGCATAAGTCGAAAGAGCAAACGTCAGTTCATAGGGATACTGAAGACTGACATAGGGTGTACTGATTGTGGTTATGATAAACACCCAGATGCCTTAGGCTTTGACCACCTACCTAAATATGAAAAGCTTCACAACGTATCTCGAATGATCTCTTGCGATAAAGATATCGGTGATATACTTAATGAGGTATTTAAAACAGAAGTGGTGTGTCATAACTGTCATGCTATCCGAACAGCGGAGAGGCGTAATGGAAAATCTATTCCAGATGAAACCACTATCGGCGAACAGGATGTTTGTCAGGAAGGGCAGGACAACCTACAAGACAGCTGAATACAAGAGGTTCCAAGATGAGATGGCAGTGATGCTAATGGGTGAGACATGGGCTTTCAAAGATAGCCCCGTCCACTTCATTGTGTATGCTGGTCTTTCTAACAAAGCCTCTGACTTAGATAATATAATTAAACCTTTACTTGATACCTATCAAAACATATTCGAGGAGTTCAATGATAAAACCGTACAAGGAATTATCCTTCAAAGAGACAGAGTTAAACGAGGAGGAGAGTACCTCTGGGTTCGAGTTACAAAAGCAGAAGAACTTGAAGTGGGACTCGAAGCATTCAAAGACTCGGATAAAAAAGAATCTTAATCGTGACATGAAAACCGAAAGGGATTACTGGTGAAAACTAATTGTGGAAAATGTGGAAGCTCTGATGCTAACCACGTATATAATGATGACAACCCAAGAAGCCACTGCTTCTCATGTGGTACAACTATATTTATAAATGAAAGAGAACCAATGGAACTTATAGAAGACACAGACTTCCTTGTGAACTCATCCATAATCGATGAGATTAGTACATACAGAAGCTATCCAATGTCTAGTCGTGGGATCTCTCAGGATGTGGTTGATCATTACAATGTCAAAATGTCCGTAGATGTTAATGGCAAACCTCAATCACACTTCTACCCTTACACTATCAATGGAGAGTTGTCTGCATACAAAGAGCGTAAGCTCCCAAAAGAGTTTCGTACTCATGGAGACTTTAAGAATGTCGAACTATTCGGACAACAACAATCAACATCAGGATTTACGTTGGTCATCTGTGAAGGTGAAGTCGATGCACTCAGTGTCGCCCAAGCATACAAAGAAAAGTACGGAAGAACCTATTCTGTGGTTGCTGTACCTTCTTCATCTTCTACCTCTTGTGCTCTTGCTCAAAGGGATTGGATAAACTCCTTTAAGACTGTCGTAATTATGATGGATCAGGATGAAGCTGGTAAGAAGATGTCTGACTTCCTGGGTAAGATGATTAAACCAGGTAAGGCTAAAGTCGCAAAGCTACCAGAGAATGACGCTAATGCTACATTACTTAAGCATGGTTGGAAGACTTTGCTAGAGTGTGTGTGGAATGCACAGAGTTGGAACCCCTCAGGTATCGTTACAGGTAAACCTATCTGGGATCAATTCATTCAACGACAGAACGTAGAGTGTGTACCCT